CAAGAACAAAATCATTGAACCCCTCCACTCCCGATGTGCCGTCATTGACTTCTCCATCAAAGGAAAAGAAAAAACCGCACTGGCAGGATCCTTCTTCAAGCGTTTACAAAACATCTTGGATGCGGAAGGCGTCGAATTCGATCAAAGAGTACTTGCGGAACTTATCAATAAGCACTTCCCCGATTGGCGACGAGTCCTCAACGAGTGTCAACGGTACAGTGTGGGGGGCAAAATTGACTCAGGAATTCTTGCTGCTTTCTCGGACATCGCTGTAAATGATCTCCTTCAAAACCTTAAAGAAAAGAACTTCCCTGAAGTTCGGAAGTGGGTGGTGGCTAATATGGACAATGATACTACTGTATTGTTGCGCCGTATTTACGATGCTCTTTATAGCGCCCTTGAAAACAATAGTATTCCTGCTGCTGTGCTTGTGCTTGCTAAGTATCAGTATCAGAGTGCGTTTGTAGCAGACCAAGAAATAAATATGCTTGCTTGCTTGACTGAACTTATGGTGGAGTGTGAATTTAAATGAAAAATAAAAAACTCAAAGCACTAATACAAAAACCATTGAGATTTCATCATCAAGATATTCACGAAGAGCTTGATGAACTGAAAAAGCAACATCAAGTCAAGTCCAAGTGGTATTATATTTTTTGGGGTGCTTGCGCCGTTGCTGTTGTTGGTGGTCAAATCTATGTTGGAACTGGATATCGTGAGATGGCAGAAGCAACTAGAGATACTCAAATTGTTGTGAGGTGTGTAAATGGGTCTGCTCAAAATTAATAAGGCATCTCTTTATGAGATTCCAGTAAAGACAACTCCAGAAAATGTGAAAGAGGCAAATGAAGGTCTCTTTCGTGCTAAAATGACTGTTCCTGCTGCCGCAAAGCATTGTGGTATGACGCAGAAAGAAATGAAACTCACTTTTAGAGAGTATTTGAAGTATCATCCTAAAGATTATGACCACTCAAAAGAGTCTTAAAACTGCCTTAAGGTATCCGGGGGGTAAGTCCCGTGCTTGCGTTAAGATGGACCCTTACTTTCCAGACCTTCGTAACTACGATGAGTTCCGCGAACCATTTCTTGGTGGTGGAAGCGTTGCGATTTATGTCACTAAAAAATATCCCAACCTAGATATTTGGGTAAATGATTTATATGAACCTCTTGTAAACTTCTGGCAGCAACTCCAGATTTTTGGAATTGATCTTAAGGATAAACTGGTAGATCTTAAGACAGCAAACAATACTCCAGAGTTAGCAAGAGAACTTTTCCTTAAAGCAAAGGAGCAAATCAATGACCAAAGTTTGCCTAGCATTGACCGTGCTGTGGCTTTCTATATTGTCAATAAGTGCAGTTTCAGTGGTCTCACGGAGAGTTCATCATTTTCTCAACAAGCATCCAACTCCAATTTCAGTTTGCGGGGTATCGAAAAACTGCCTGCGTATTCTAAATTAATTCAGCATTGGCGTATAACTAACTATTCCTATGATTATCTGATGGATGGAAATAAAGGTGCTTTTATGTATCTCGATCCTCCTTATGACATTAAGGATAATCTCTACGGGAATAAGGGATCAATGCACAAAAGATTTGATCACGATAAGTTTGCTGCTGATTGCGATGCTAACGATATGGATCAGTTGATTAGTTATAATTCTGATCAACTTGTAAAGGATAGGTTTAAGAACTGGAACGCTGCTGAATTTGATCTAACTTATACGATGCGTTCTGTGGGTGAATATATGCGTGAGCAAAAACAACGTAAAGAACTCTTGCTTTTTAATTATGGAATTGAAGGACTGGTTAAACTCGATTAATCAAACGAAACAACATCTGATTGACGAAGATCCATCGCTTGAAAAAGAATATGCTCCTTATATTATCAATCGTTGTCTATCAGGTCATCTTGATTGCGTTCTGTTTGCGAATGAAATGAATCGCTATCATTTCCTCCCAAAGAAACTTCAATATGACTTTTTTATAAATAGTCTGAGGAAAAAGAAGAGATTTTCTCCCTGGCTCCGACAAGATAAAATCAAAGACCTTGATTATGTTAAACGTTACTATGGTTTTAGTAATGAAAAGGCAAAACAAGCTTTGAGGATTCTTACTAAAGAACAACTAACATTTATTAAATCGAAATTTGAAACTGGAGGATCAAAATGAGTGTCGTTCAAGAACCTGAAGTAAAGTGGACGCCCGACCAAATGGTGGAAGTGATTCTTAACGAACCCGATGACTTTTTGAAGGTTCGTGAGACTTTGACCCGTATCGGAGTAGCTTCAAGAAAAGAAAAGAAAATCTATCAGTCTTGCCATATTCTACACAAGCAAGGTAGATATTATCTCGTTCACTTTAAGGAACTGTTTGCTCTAGATGGTAAACACGCTAACCTGACTGTGAATGATGTTCAGCGTCGCAATCGTATTGCCCAACTTCTTGCGGATTGGGGTCTAATCACGATTGTTGACCTGAAAAAAATCCAAGACATTGCACCCCTGAACCAGATTAAGGTTCTTGCTTATAAGGATAAGGGTGATTGGATTTTGGAAACCAAGTATAATATTGGTGCTAAAAAGAAAAAGGTTGAAGAAACCGAATGATAAAGAGCGGGTCTCACGACCCGCTTTTTTGTAAGAAGTATTATAATTATATACGGATGCCGAAAGGGTCCCACAAAACACAAACTCGCTTTTAAAGGAGCTACCATAATGACTAACCTCACAAGGTATACTGCTGCGGATCTTCCTGCCCTGATGGAGAGGATCAACAAATATAGTATTGGAATGGATGAATACTTTGATCGTATTTTCCATCTACACGAAACAACTACAAACTATCCACCTTACAATCTTGTTCAAGTCAGTAATGTAGAATCAAGACTTGAATTGGCACTTGCTGGATTTAGAAAAAAAGAAGTTTTTGTTTATACCCAAGATGGTAAATTGTTTGTTGAGGGTCAAAAAGAAGATAAGGAAACTGATGCCAAGTATGTTCACAAAGGTTTGGCTCAACGGTCATTTACACGTTCCTGGACACTCTCGGATGACACGGAAGTTAGATCAGTTGATTTTGAGGATGGTCTTCTAACGATCACTCTTGGACGAATTGTTCCTGATCATCACAAGAGAAAAGATTATCTCTAAATAAAATTGAATATCGTCGGCGCTATGCCATAGAGGGGCAACTGGCAAAATCCAGTTGACGCCCCTCTGTTTTTTTGCTATAATGAGTAGAGGAATGATCTAACCAATGTCAATCAAAGTAATTTTATTAAAGTCTGGAGAACAGATAATTACTGATGTGAAAGAAATCGTTGCTGAAGAAAAAACAGTAGCCTATCTTTTTAATCAACCTCAAAAGGTCACAATTAATAAACCATTCTTGGTATCTGAAGAGGATAACGAAAGATCTTATGAGATTACTTTTTCTCAATGGATGCTGCTGTCAGCAGAAAAGGATATCGCAGTTCCTACAAGTTATGTTGTAACATTAGTGGAACCATTGGATAGCGTTAAACAAATGTACTTGGAGAAAGTAAATGGACCAAATAATCAAGTGTCTTCTACTCAAGAATGATACTGTTCTAATTAGTGAAATTGTAGAAGTAGGGTCTGAACTTGGGGAACCAGATTGTAAACTTACGAATCCATTCAAGTTAGTGAATCAATCTGGTATCTATGTTCTTGAACCCTGGATTGAGTATACGAATCAAAATGAATTTATGATTCATTCCGATAGTATACTTACAATCGTAGATCCAACCGCAGATCTTCTTTCCAAATATTTTGAAATGATTGCCTGATGAGATTTTATACAAACGTGCAAATGGTCGGAGATCATTTTCTTGTTCGTGGTTATGAAAATGGAGAACATTTTATGATCCGAGAGAAATTTTCTCCGACTCTTTTTGTCCCTTCTAAAAAACAAACCAAATACCAAACCTTAAGTGGTGAATATGTTGAACCAATTGAACCAGGTTCTGTTCGTGAGTGTAGAGATTTTATTAAAAAATATGATGGTGTAGAAGGGTTTAAAATCCATGGCAATGATCGGTATATCTATCAGTATATTTCTGATAAGTATCCTGAAGATCAAATTATCTTTGATAGTGACAAAGTTAAATTGGCAACCATCGATATTGAGGTCGCTTCTGAAAATGGATTTCCTGATGTAGAATCTGCTGCTGAAGAAGTTCTTCTGATTACCATTCAAGACTATTCAACCAAGCAAATTCATACTTGGGGTCTTGGTAAGTTTCAGAACAATCAAGCAAATGTCAGGTATCGTGCTTTCTCAACCGAGTATGATCTTCTCAATGATTTTATTCATTGGTGGATGGATAATACCCCAGAAGTTGTGACTGGGTGGAACAGTAAACTATACGATATTCCTTATATTGTTCGCCGCCTAGACCGTGTTTTGGGTGAAAAACTGATGAAGCGTATGTCACCTTGGGGACTTGTGACCGAAGATGAGACTTATATTTCTGGACGTAAATATATTTCTTATGATATTGGTGGCATCTCACAGTTAGACTATCTTGATCTCTATAAGAAATTTACTTATACTAATCAAGAATCTTATCGCTTGGATCACATTGCGAGTGTGGAACTGGGTCAGAAAAAACTGGATCACTCTGAATTTGATACTTTTAAAGACTTTTATACAAATGGTTGGCAGAAGTTTGTAGAATATAACATCAAGGACGTAGAACTTGTTGACCGTTTGGAAGACAAGATGAAACTGATTGAACTTGCTTTGACGATGGCGTATGACGCTAAAGTAAACTATGAAGATGTATTTTCACAAGTTCGAATGTGGGATACAATTATCTACAACTATCTCAAAAAGAGAAACATTGCGATTCCCCCTAAAGAGCGTTCTGATAAAGATTCCAAGTATGCTGGCGCTTATGTAAAAGAACCCATTCCAGGAATTTATGATTGGGTAGTGAACTTTGACTTGAACTCACTGTATCCTCACTTGATTATGCAATACAATATCTCACCAGAAACTCTTTTGGATGAGAGGCATCCGTCTGTAACTGTAGATAAAATCCTTAATCAGCAAATTAATTTTGAACTGTATAAGGACTATGCAGTTTGTGCGAATGGTGCAATGTATCGCAAAGATGTGCGTGGATTTCTTCCAGAACTGATGGAAAAGATTTATGAGGATCGCACCATCTACAAAAAGAAGATGCTTGCTGCTAAACAGGAATATGAGAAAAAGAAAACTAAAGAACTGGAAAAAGAGATTGCAAGGTGTAACAACATCCAAATGGCGAGGAAGATTCAACTTAACTCTGCTTATGGTGCTATCGGCAATCAGTATTTCCGTTATTTCAAACTAGCAAATGCTGAAGCAATTACTCTTTCGGGGCAGGTTTCGATTCGTTGGATTGAAGATAAGATTAATAAGTATCTGAATAAAGTTCTCAAGACACAGGATGTTGATTATGTTATTGCTTCTGATACCGATTCCATTTATCTCAATATGGGTCCTTTGGTTGAGACTGTATACACGGGAAGAGAGAAAACTACTGAAAGCGTTGTTTCGTTCCTTGATAAGGTCGCTAAGGTGGAACTTGAAAAGCATATTGAAGGTTGCTACCAAGAACTGGCGGACTATGTGAATGCTTATGACCAGAAGATGCAGATGAAGCGGGAGAACATTGCTGACCGTGGCATCTGGACTGCGAAGAAGCGTTATATTCTCAATGTCTGGGATAGTGAAGGTGTTCGTTATGAACAACCTAAATTGAAGATGATGGGTATTGAGGCAGTTAAATCTTCTACTCCTGCGCCCTGTCGCCAGATGATTAAGGATGGTCTCAAGTTAATGATGAGTGGAACTGAAGAAGAGGTGATTGAGTTTATTGATAAGTGCCGTACTGAATTTAAAAAACTTCCACCAGAGCAGATTGCTTTCCCAAGAACCGCTTCTGATGTTCGTAAGTATTATTCTTCTTCGAGCATTTATGCTTCCAAGACTCCGATTCATATTCGTGGAGCACTTCTTTTCAATCATTATATAAAGGAGAAAAAACTTACAAATAAGTATTCTCTGATTAATAACGGTGAGAAAGTTAAATTTATTTTTCTTAAAAAACCAAACATAATTCAAGAGAATGTAATTTCTTTCATTCAAGACTTTCCCAAAGAACTAGGTCTTGACAAATACATCGACTATGAACTACAATTTGAGAAGAGTTTTGTGGAACCACTGAAATCCATTCTTGATTCTATTGGATGGTCTGTGGAAAAAACTGTAAACCTTGAACTATTTTTTGCCTAATGGATTTGCCTATTAATGATGAAGAACTGAATAAAATTGTAAGTGCTCTTGGATTTGGTGGAGATGCAGCACTTTATCATAAACTTAAATTGGTAAAAGAACTCCGAGAACAAGGTTTGCCTTATAAAAAAATACTTCGTGAAGAATACGGGATGGTATGCTGATGGACTTTTTAAAAGACATTGTAAAAGAAATTGGAGGCGAATATACTCAACTTGCTTCCGATATTGATGAGACAGAAACTTATGTTGATACAGGTTCATACATTTTTAATGCACTGGTTTCAGGTAGCATATTTGGTGGTGTATCTGGGAATAAGATTACTGCTATTGCTGGAGAGTCTTCTACTGGAAAGACTTTTTTCTCTCTCGCCGTGGTTAAGAACTTTCTTGATACTCATTCCGATGGTTACTGTCTCTACTTTGACACTGAGGCTGCTATCACTAAATCTCTTTTAGAATCTCGTGGAATTGACACTTCTCGTCTTGTGGTTGTTAATGTTGTTACTATTGAAGAGTTTCGTGGAAAGGCACTCAAAGCCGTAGACATATACTTAAAAAAACCTGTAGAAGAACGCAAACCTTGTATGTTTGTGTTAGACTCTTTAGGTATGCTCTCAACTGAAAAAGAGATTACTGATGCACTGAATGATAAACAAGTTCGTGATATGACTAAATCGCAACTTGTGAAAGGTGCTTTCCGTATGCTCACTCTTAAGTTGGGGCAGGCAAACATTCCAATGATTGTAACCAACCACACTTATGACGTTATCGGTGCTTATGTTCCTACAAAGGAGATGGGTGGAGGTAGCGGTCTTAAGTATGCCGCTTCTACTATCATATATCTTGGCAAAAAGAAAGAGAAAGATGGAACGGAAGTTGTTGGAAACATTATCAAGGCAAAGACTGCTAAATCGCGTTTGAGCAAAGAGAATCAAGAAGTTGAAGTCCGTTTGTATTATGATGAGCGAGGTCTTGATCGTTACTATGGTCTTCTGGAACTTGGTGAAGAGGTAGGAATGTGGAAGAACGTTGCTGGACGTTATGAGATTAATGGTAAGAAAATTTATGCGAAAGAAATCCTAAAAAATCCTGACCAGTATTTCACCGAAGAAGTAATGCAGCAACTTGATGCTGCCGCGAAACAACAATTCTCTTATGGAACGAATTGAGACAACTATTCTCAGAAACTTAGTATTTAATGAAGACTACTCACGCAAAGTTATTCCTTTCATACAACCAGATTATTTTGAGCAAAAGGCAGAGAAGGTCATTTTTGAAGAGATTGTCCAGTTTATTGTTAAGTATGGTTCAGCAATCACCATTGAAGCACTCAACATTGAGGTAGAAAATCGCACAGACATTAATGAGTCTGAAATCAAAGAGATTCGGGAACTCAATTCATCTTTGAATGATGCCATCGTAGATAAACAATGGTTACTTGATACCACTGAAAAGTGGTGTCGTGACCGTGCCATTTACTTGGCACTGATGGAGTCAATTCATATTGCTGATGGTAATGATGGGAAGAAAAATCGTGACGCGATTCCAAGCATTCTTTCTGATGCTCTGGCAGTATCGTTTGATAATAATATCGGACACGATTATCTTCAGAACTATGAGGAGCGTTATGAATTTTACCACCGTAAAGAAGATAAAATCGAGTTTGACCTGGAATATTTCAACAAAATCACTAAAGGTGGTTTACCTAACAAGACTCTCAATATTGCTCTCGCTGGAACGGGTGTTGGGAAATCACTGTTTATGTGTCATGTGGCTAGCGCCGCCTTGTTACAGGGTAGGAATGTACTCTATATCACTCTTGAAATGGCGGAAGAGCGAATTGCAGAAAGAATTGACGCAAACCTTCTCAATGTCCCGATTCAACAACTGGTTGATTTACCGCGCCAAATGTTTGAAACGAAAGTAAATAGTATTGCGAAGAAGACACAAGGTTCTTTAGTCATCAAAGAGTATCCGACTGCTTCCGCACATTCAGGACACTTTAAGGCACTTCTCAATGAACTTGCTCTTAAGAAATCATTCAGACCTGATATTATTTTCATTGACTACCTTAATATTTGTGCTTCCTCTAGGCATAAGGCAAACAGCTCTATCAATTCTTATTCATATATCAAGTCAATTGCAGAAGAACTTCGCGGTTTGGCAGTGGAATTCAATGTTCCCATTGTCTCTGCTACCCAGACTACCCGCAGTGGTTATGGGAACTCTGATGTTGAACTTACTGATACTAGCGAGTCCTTTGGTCTCCCTGCTACTGCTGATCTTATGTTTGCCCTTATTAGTACAGAAGAGTTGGAGGGGTTGGGACAAATTCTAGTCAAACAATTGAAGAATAGATACAATGATCCAACAATCTTCAAGCGTTTTGTTATCGGTATTGACCGTGCTAAAATGAGACTGTATGACTGTGAGCAGTCAGCACAAAAAGATATACTTGACTCTGGAAACGAAGACGAGTATAATGATTACGAAGACAAGAAACCTAAAAAGTCGTTTGAAGGATTTAAATTTTAATGGAAACTGCTAAACACGTTAATTTTGATAAGTATGCCGAGTTTGTCGATGCCGTAACTTCTGACGCATCGAAGGACTTTCTTTCTCTTTCCGATCGTCTTGTTGCTCTGGACGAAAAGGGTGCTAACATTGAACGTCTTCTGACTGCTGCTGTTGGTATCAATGCCGAAGGTGGTGAGTTTATGGAAATCGTCAAGAAAATGATCTTCCAAGGCAAACCCTATAATGAGGACAACCGTGAGCACCTGATTATCGAACTAGGTGATATTATGTGGTATGTTGCCCAGGCTTGTATGGCACTGGATACTACACTTGATGATGTTGTTGCCCGTAATGTTCAAAAACTTCTGAAGCGTTATCCTGAAGGTGCTTTTGATGTTTACTTCTCCGAAAACCGTGCTGCTGACGACCGATGACTAAAGATAAGAAAGTAACAATCAAAATGGATGCTCGTTGTGCTGCCGCAGTTCGTCAAGTTCTGTTTGAGTCGCAACGAGGTTATAGTTACGAATACGTACCCGAACGTATCACTGATATTCGCACAGTCATTCAAGATATTGATGACAGCATTGGATCTGTTTTAGGAGTATGATGAAAGTTCATAAGTTTGCACCAGTAGTTGTCGTTGATACAGAAATAAAAGGATATACTTCTCTTTTAAAGGATTTGTATCGAGGTCATTCTTTTGACGATGAGAGTGGATTGATTACTGGTGAACTTAATGGAAAAGTTTTAGTTCATAAAGATCCTGCTTTTGCTTCATTCTTTAAAGAAGTAAAAAATAAAGTTGTTGATTATCTGAATGTTTTTAATTTTCAACACGAACTTTATGATTTAAATATTGTTAAGAGTTGGTACACTGTTTGTGGCACGAAATTTAATGTTCCTAAACATTATCACTCTTGTTCACACATTAGTTTTGTTTATTATATTGATGTGAAAGATGATGATCCACTCATGTTTTACATTGATAATATGAATGAGTGGTTTGGAGATGCTTTTTATTTTGTAAATGAAAGACAAGATTTGAATGGTTTGAATTATGCTGTTCAACCAAAAAATGAATCTCTTTTGATATTTCCAGGAAAGTTAAAGCACTTTACCGCAGCTCAAAGAAACTATAAAAGAATGTCAATCGCTGGGGATATCCTCTTGACATTAAAGGAAGATATGTTAGACTTTGAATCTGGATTACTCCCAACTAAATATTGGAGTTAATTTGGGGAATTAGCACAGTTGGTAGTGCGCCTGATTTGCATTCAGGAGGTCAGGAGTTCGAATCTCCTATTCTCCATTGCCCAAGTGGTGAAATTGGTATACACGCATGACTTAGGATCATGTGCTTCGGCGTGGAGGTTCGAGTCCTCTCTTGGGCATTTCTAAATAGAATATAATAGAGTAAAAACAATAAAGATGAAGTCTTTTGTAGATTTTACATTAATTTGCGAGAAGTTAAATAAAACACATGATGAAAATTCCCAAAGTAAACTTTGGAATTATTTTATTGCAAATTCAGATAATACAAAAGTAAGAGATCTCATATTATCTAAAGATTTTGAAGAAGCAGAAAAGGAGATAAAGAAAGAAGTAGAAGCAGCAAAGAAGAATCCAGAACATCCATTAAATTTTAGGAATGCTGGAGAAGAAGAATTTGCTAAAGCGCAGGGAAGGGAATCTGGTGATGAGAAACCTTATAATGACTTTTTAGATGATTCTGTAAGTGGTTTATTGGCTCTCAGTAAACAGGGTAAACTGCGAAGTGCTATTGAAAAAGGATTTTCCTCCAGAGTTACTGGAAGTGGTGCCGCAGAACTATCTAAAAAATTTAAAGGTGCTGGTGGAGTTGATAAAACCCCCAAGGGTGATTTGGAAATATACAATCCAGATAATCCTAAAGACAGAAGAGGAGTTAGTATGAAGAAAGGTGTTGGTGCTCAACTGGCATCAGCAGAAGGTGGTGAATTGAAAGGCATGTATAAGATTGCCGCAAAAGAATATGTTAAGAAATTTCATGGTAGTAAATCCAAAGAAGAAAGGCAAAAAATTGAAAAAGAAATTATGAATGATGCTGAAAGACTTTCAGCAATAGGTCGTCTTCAAAAAACGGCAGGAGCAGCATCAGATCCTGAAAAACAAAAACAAAGTTTAAAGAATGTTTCTCAAGGTCTATCAGATAAACTTCTTGATAAGTATCCTCAATTTGAAAGATTGTTATCTCAAGTTGCGACTTCTGGAAAGGGGAAGTTTAAAGGTGATGAAGGAACCGCAGGACTTGTTCTTACTGGAAAAACTAAAAGTAAGGAAGCAACTGCTAAACCATCAGAACAGCAAAAGAGTGCGAGACCAAGATTAGCTCTTCCTAAAGGTAGCAATAGACCTGGAAATTTAAAGATTGACTATAGACCAGAAGAACCAGTTTCCAGGCAGTCTAGTTTTTCAGATTTTTCTAAACAAACATCTCAAGCACAAAAGTCACTAGATGATGCTGAAAAAGCACAAGCAGCAGCACGAGTAATTACTAAACCTGATGGCACTCCAGTTTCTAGAAAAAATAGGTATTACTTACAAAATAATCCTGGTGCTGCACAACAACACGCAGCAAAACAAGAGGTTGCAGCACAAGCAGTCAACACGGCAAGATCAACTCTAGATACTCTATCTCAAAGAGCTGCTCAAGCACAGACAGCAGCACAAGAAAGAAAACCTCAACAACAGGCACAACCACAGAGAACTGAACCAGTGAATACCGAACCACAACAGCAACAAAAACCTCAAGCACAGACACAACAATCAACACCATCGGCACCATTGCAGCAATTGTCCAAAAAGAAAAAGGAGCAAAAATCAAACGGTAATCAACAGCAGGAGTAATCTTATGGCAAAAAAAGTTGCAAACGTGAATGATGTCTATAAATTTTTTGAAAAACTTATAGACAAAAAAATATCCAATATAAAACTAGATGATGCGTTACCTGGCGCTGATAAGGTAGAATTGTCTTTTTTTCGATCCCTGACAAAAACGCAGAAAGATAAAATTTTTTCAGGTGTATTGGCACTACTTGAAGAAAATTTTATTGGTTCTTATAAATTAGATGATTTTAAATTTAGTGATGGTGAAAGTGTATTAAAGATAAAAGTTGTACAATTTGGATCCGCACCATCAGTTCCTACCAATATTCAAGAGGAAGGAAGTGCTTATATAATGACTAGAGTTTTGGAAAAAAATAAAAAATTTTCTAGTGCTGCTGATATATTGTCTGATACCGAAACAAGAAATGGTTTAGAAAAAATTTTCGGAAGTTCAAATAAGGGGAAAATTAATGAATGGGTTCATAGTTATTTTGAGCATCAAAAAGCATTTTTTGAAAAATTTCAACCTCCTCAATGGGATATTTTTGAACACGGTGGTCAAGATTTGATGGGGTTTATACAAAAGCAATGTGCGTTAGTAACAACCGATACTGGAGAAAAGGTCGGCAACTATACTACATGGAATCCTGCAGATATTTGGGTTGTAAAAAATAAATCTCAAGTAGTTAAGAAAATAGATAAAGCAATACAGAAAGATGGAACCGCAAAATTGGTTGAATTAAATAATATTTTATTGGAAATGATACAAGATAATAAGTTGATTGGACTCTCTTTAAAAAAGGTTAAAGATAATCAGTCTGCGAAATTTAAATATGTGAATATGGACAGTAAAAAAATAGAGTTCGCTTCAGTTGAAAAAATTAAATTTAAAGATATAAAATTTGAAATAGATTTCACAATAAAGAACGATAGTATCCAGCAAGGTTCATATGTTTTATTTGGCAATTATACTATTAATATATTAAGGACGCCGACCCAAAATGATACTTTTAGTAATTTAAAATTTGAAAGTGTTATAAAAAATAGTGGTGGAAGAGGCGGCGCCGCACCTGTTGACCTGGTTTCAAAGATGTTAAGTAGTAATAAAATTGATTTTAAAAATAGACATCAAGATTATCCAAAAAACGCACCTGAGTTTAGTAATACCAGTCAAAATTATGAAAAAATGTATCGTTTTTTAAAATCAAAAATTAATATAAAGGAAGATAAAGGATATGAAAATTTTAAAGATGCTATACTTTCAATGTATAGATCAGGTAATGATAAGAAAAAAGCAGTAGCACAATCTAAATTAATGCAGTTAGCATTTTTTTACGAGTGTTTAAATAGTGTCAAAGGGAAAACAGCAGAGTTTTGGACAGATTTATTTTATCTCTCAATTAAGAGAAATATATCTGTAATTGGAAATAGATTTGCCCCTCACGGAAAACTTGATGTAAAACAATGAATTCGCAAATTAAAGAATTAATCCAATCCTTTGAAACCGATTCTAAAACTCCAAAAAGAAAGTATAATGATTTTCTCGCTCATGTGTATCTGACGTTTGATAGGCAGATCAATTTTTGTAAGGCAGAAAAATTAAAGAATAAATACATAAAGATGAGACAAAGTGCTTTAGGATACATTGTCACAAACGAAAAAGCAATAACTGCTGAAATCTGTAAAAACAAATAATGAAAAACTTTTTCCAATTCATATCGGAAGCATCCTTGTCAACTGCCGTTCAACAAGCCCAGAGAATGGGTCTTGTTAGCGATGGTCACGGTGGATGGTACGATAAAAGAACTGGAGAATTTGTAGCAAAAACTGAAAGAGGTCAATTAAAGTTTTATAATAAGCGGCAGAGAATCGGGCAACAAGATCCATCGCAATCTGATAAAGAAAAGAAATTATCTCAAACATCATACGAAACAGAACCAGCACCACAGCAAGAACCACAGGCACAACAACCAGTGGAGATGGTTCCACCAGAAGTAGAAAAAACAAAAGGAACTCTGACAATTGCTTTTGGTCGTTTTAATCCACCTACCACAGGACACGAAAAACTTTTAGATACGGTCGCAACATCTTCTGATGATGGTGACTATATTATTGTCCCTTCAAGAAGTCAGGATAAGAAAAAGAATCCTCTAGATGCTGATACAAAAGTTTCAATTATGAGACAGATGTATCCAAAGCATAGTGAAAAGATTGTGAATGATCCAGCAAATCGCACGATCTTTGATGTGCTCAAGAAAGCACATATGGACGGATACGCGAATGTAAGAATCGTTGGTGGTGGTGATAGAGTCAAAGAGTTTGAAAATCTTTCTGGCAACTATAATGGAAAACTTTACCAGTTTGACAATATAGAAGTTCGTTCTGCTGGTGAAAGGGATCCCGATGCCGAAGATGATGTGTCTGGAATGTCAGCATCCAAGCAACGCAAAGCGGCAGCAGAAGGTGACTTTAAAACTTTCCGTAAGGGAGTTCCTTCCTCAATGAATGATAAGCAGGCAAAGGAACTTTATAATACTCTTCGTTCAGCAATGAATATTAAAGAGGGTTGGAGTTTGTGGGAAATTGCTCCCAAGTTTGATTGGAAAAATCTTCGTGAAAATTATGTACAAGAGAAAATCTTTACTGTTGGGCAACTTGTAGAAAATTTAAATACAGGTCTTGTTGGTCGCATTATTCGTAGAGGAACAAACTATCTGATTTGTGTCACCGAAGACAGCATTATGTTCAAGTCATGGATTAAGGACGTGATGGAAACATACCAGGAAAAGAGAATGGATAAGAAAATGAGACTTCCTGGAAAACCAAATACTTTGGTTGGCACAACTGGATTTTTAAAGTATGCCGCTCAACAAACACCAGGTTCTGAAAGTGGAAAAGAAAATCTGGCATTCGGTCAAAAGAACTTCGGATTGAATTTCATAAATAAGTATAGGAAAAGTAAGTAATTAATCTTCTCAATGGAAAAACCTACAGCATCTCCTGCCGCTGGAGCAAAGGAAAAAGTTGAAAAGCAGGCAAGACAACTTGCTTATGATACTCGCTACAAAGTAAGGCAAGCGATGAACAAGGGCACGAAAATGAATCCTGCCCAAGTTTCTAAAGCATATATGTCACAACTTGCCAAATCAAGTGCTGCTCCAGCGGTAAAGGCAAGAGCAAAGCAAATGCTTCTTGGAGAAGATCTGGTAGATACCAAGAGACTTGCTACTGATACAATTGTATCTGCATTATATAAGGTATTTGTTGAGGGTGTAGAAGAAGAGGTTGTTGTTGAAGAGAATGAGTATCTTCAGCAACTTAATGAGATGGAAGATAAAAAATATAAGATCAGAGTCACAGATAAGAAGACTGGTAATACTTATGTAAGAATAGCGACCCGTGCCAAGATCTCTGAACTTCGTGCGAATCCAAATATCTCTTCAGTTGAGATGACTGGATATGGTGAACCTTCAAAGTCTGAAAAAGAAAAAGGTTCTTCCACTGCTAAAGCAAAATCTGGTAAAGGTTTAGATCCAGTTGGTAAAGAAGATAAGGACATTGATAATGATGGTGATCACGATAAGACTGATAAGTATCTTTTAAATCGTAGAAAGGTTCGTAGTAAAGCAATTGCCAAAGAAGATTTCAATTGGAAAGATGGTTTTGCCGAATTGATTGAAAAGAAAAAAGAAGAGGGAGGTGAAAAAAAGATTACCGGAGAAGGTGTAAATAATGCGAAATTGATCAAGGTTTTTCCTGATGAAAACAAGGGAATTAAGGAACAAGTAAAACCAGAAGAACAGGTAAAACCACAACCACAGCAACAAAAACCACAACAAAATCAGTCTGCCATTAATCAAGTATTAATGTCAAAACAAAGAGTTGATACGGCACAAAAAGATTTGGCGATGAAGCAGAAAATGGCTGCTCAAAAAGGTGTAAACTTGGCATCTCTTTCCGCTTCTTATGAACCAGAAGGTGATTCTCTAGATGAGAAGATTACTGCTAAAACTGATATGGGAGCGGCTATCAAAGATTTCTATGGTTCTAAATCTCCTCAACTTGCTGGAAGAACCAAAGAAGAAAGAAGAAAGGCTGCGATTGCTGCTGTTTTAACTGCTCGTCGTGGCGGTAAAAAACTTGGTGAAGAGTGTGAATGTGAAGATGAGAATGAACCAAAACTCAAAAAGGATGAGAATGGTGCTGAAGATCCAAGATCAATCCCAACCAAAGTAAATCTGGTTAAGAATAAGTTAAGAGCAATGGGTCTTAAGATGGATTATGAACCAGAAGGTGAAGTTCTTGATGAAAGAAGAAAAGAAGATAAAGTAGCAGGAACTCCTAGAAAACCACGCAATCCAGCATTTGAGTTGGTTGCTAAGTCTATGGGCACTGGCAGAATGGGTGTTCAACCAAGAGGAAAGAAAAAAGAACCAGGTAAAAAACCACCTGCTGCTGGTGAGTATGGTGGACCAAAATCTCCCGCTCAAAAAGTATCTGCTCGTCGCGCTGCCGCTCAAAGAGCACAAGACATGATGCATTCAAGATTTGACTGATTCTAAATAGGACAGGATACTCTTCACACGGAGGTTATTATGTCAGCAGCAATCGCATGGTGTCTTGCTAACCAAACTCTGATCGCAACCGCACTTTTTGCAGTTTCGGAAGCACTTGGAGCAAACCCAAAAGTAAAATCAAACGGTATTCTTTCACTCATTCTTTTACAAGTCCAAGGACAACTGAAGAATAAAGGTGCTAAAGATTTAACTCCATAATTGAAATAAGAAAGGAGACCAAAACTAAAGGTCTCCTTTTTTTATAAATATCTGTATACAAAGAATTTATAGGTAGGAAACATGGCTCTTTGGGGCAATAGAGATTCTTTTAGCAATCTAACAGGAACTATTACAATTAATCTCGGCACTGAAATTGTACTTGGAAGTGGTACAACCTTTGTAACTGCTGGTATCTCAACGGGCGATATTCTAGTCGTTGGCGCTGGAGCAACCTATGGTCAGGCAGTGATCACTGGAATTACCTCTGCCACTCAACTTTCAATCGGTTCTACACAGTTCTTGAGACCTCATCCAACACTCAACACGATTGCTGGTGCTGGATATACAGTAACTCAAAAACCAAAGTATACTCTTGAGGATGGTCAATACTTTGCTCCTGAAGTAAAGTCAAATAGATTCTCTGCTGTATTTGGTGTTGGCACAACTGAAGCAAACGTTGCCGCTGGTAGAACTGTTGGTGGAAAGAATGCCGCTTACGCAGTAGCACACGCTGGTTGGGTTGGCGTTACAACTTATGTTGACAATCACGGTAACTTCAGAGTCAAATCTGAAACTTTAGTTGCTGGAAGCACGATTACAGGTGATGCTGAAGACGACGCAAGATATCCAGAAAGCTGATAATATGGTATGAGATTTGATGAGTTGAATGAAAATAACTATTTGTTATTTGCTATAAAATTCTATGACAATCCCCACGCTCTCACTAGAGAAGACTTTGAGGATGATTTGAAGCGCATTAAATATGTGAAGAGACTTCTTAAAAGGTATAAAAATACTGGAGTCTTAAAAACACATTTAATCTTAAATCATCTAACAATCTTGTTTAATGTTTTTAATGATGCTGCTGTTCCATTATTATTCTATAATTTGGAGCAGGATCTTTGGCCAGCAATTAAAAGTTTTTTGGTTTTTTTAAATAGAATTCCAGAGTTTCCAAAAACTCGCATTCACGAAATACCAGAAGATAATTTTTGTATAAAAGAGTTAAATTCAATCTAATGGATATCAATAAGATCATTAATATAATTAGAGAACTTAAGGAAGAAGCACCAACGATGAGTCTTGGTGCTGGAAAGATTGCTGGTACAGTTGAAGCGGGAGATGATCCTCCTGTCAGGAAGAAACCCAAATATATTTACGGAACGGGATTTCGCAAAAACTGGTTACAGAAAAGAAAACCACCACAATAAGTCAATGTTCCCATTATCATCTACAGAAACAAAAATAGCACTGCTTGAAGAGCGTATCAACGTTTATGAGCAGATGATGGAGCGTATTGATACTGCGATTCAAAAGATAGGAGAGACAAGTCAAAATATCAGTCAAATGCTTGCTATTCATAATGAAAAGATTGAACAGTGTAACCGAACAGACAATATTATCGTAAAGATGATTGAGGATATTAAAGTATCATCAAAAGAGCAACACGAAGCAATTAGTAAAGAACTTGGTGAAAGAATAGAAAAGGTTGAAGAAAAGGTAGAAGAAATATCACAGTTTAAATGGAAAGCAGTGGGAGCAATTGCTGTAGTTGCGTTTTTAATCAGCATTGTCCCAACAATAAGTTCTTTCTTGACCCCCAAACCAATACCTGCTACAATAGAAAGAGCAAAGTAATCCCTTGTAATGGATCTGGTTGATTCCAAGTATATTGGACTCGTTTCATCGCGTCTACAAAAGTTTAAGAGGGTCAAAGCGGATCTCTACAACTTTCGCTGCCCTATCTGTGGAGACTCTCAGAGGAACAAGAACAAAACAAGAGGATACATTTATCCTGTAAAGAATAATACTAACTTCAAGTGTCATAACTGTGGAGCAAGTATGTCCTTCAATAACTTTCTCAAGGAACTTGACCCAACGCTTTATAAGCAATATACGATGGAGAAGTTCAAGGAGGGGCACACTGGAAAGAACTTCGTTGTAGAAGAACCCAAGTTTGAGTTTGCTAAACCAGTCTTCAAAAAGAAACTGGATTTACCCAAAGCATCAGAAGTTCCTATTGCTAGAGAATATCTAGAAAAAAGGAAACTGAATCCAGAAAAGTTTTATTTTGCTGACAAATTTAAACAGTGGACGAACACTCAAAAAGTTACGTTCGACACTATTGGTAGGGATGAGAGTCGCATTATTATACCAATGTATGATGCAGACTCCAACTTGATAGGTTTTCAGGGAAGAGCACTGGGTCCCAACCCTGTTAAATATATTACCGTGATGCTTTCTGATGAATCGCCCAAACTTTATGGTCTTGACCAAGTGGATTCTTCGAAACCCATTTACATTGTTGAAGGACCCTTCGACTCCACGTTTGTACAAAACGCTGTTGCTATGTGTGGGTCCGACGTTGATATTGGGTCGTTTAATTGGAGCGATTATATTTACGTTTTTGATAACGAACCTCGCAATCGAGAAATCGTCAACCGAATATCAAAAACCATCGACAGAGGCGACAAGGTGATTATTTGGCCAACATCAATCCAGCAAAAAGATATTAATGATATGGTTTTAGCTGGACTTAATGTTATGGATGTGTTAAAATCAAATACCTACTCAGGTTTAGAAGCAAAAATTAAGTTTAACAACTGGAAGAAAATATGAGCAACGGAACGAAAGTCGTTAAGAGAAATGGTAAAACTGAACCCCTTGATTTAAATAAACTCCACATTATGGTGGAAGAAGCCTGCAAAGACCTAGCAGGTGTATCAGCATCTCAGGTAGAGATGCAATCAGGCATCCAATTTTATGACGGTATCACTACCGCAGAGATTCAGGAGATTCTGATTCGTTCTGCTTCTGACCTGATTGATCTGGATCATCCTAACTATCAGTTCGTCGCTGCTCGACTGCTTCTGTTTGCCCTCCGCAAGCAGTTGTTTGGTCGTATGCACGAATGTCCTACAGTTAAGCAGCACGTCCTTCGTGCCGTTGGTAGAGGTGTCTATGACCCAGAAATCCTTGACCTGTATACCGATGAAGAGTTTGATAAACTTGAGTCGTTCATTGATCATAGTCGTGACTATCTGTTTACTTACGCAGGTCTACGTCAAGTCGTTGATAAGTACCTCGTGCAGGACAGAAGTTCTAACGAACTTTATGAAACTCCACAGTTTATGTACCTTTTGATTGCTGCCACCATTTTTTCCAAGTATCCTAAAGAAACACGTTTAGACTACGTTAGGAAGTACTACGATGCAATCTCCAAACACAAAATCAACATTCCCACACCTATCATGGCGGGAGTGCGAACTCCACTTCGACAATATGCTAGCTGTGTTCTTGTTGATGTTGATGACACCCTCGATAGCATCTTTAGTTCTGATATGGCTATCGGCAGATATGTTGCACAAAGGGCGGGTATCGGTATCAACGCAGGTCGCATCAGGGGCATCAACGCTAAAATCAGAGGTGGTGAAGTCCAGCACACTGGCGTTGTACCGTTTCTCAAAAAGTTTGAAGCAACTGTCCGTTGTTGTACGCAAAATGGCATACGAGGAGGAAGTGCGACAGTCCACTTCCCAATCTGGCACCAAGAAATAGAAGACATCCTAGTACTAAAAAATAATAAAGGAACCGAAGATAATCGCGTTCGTAAGTTAGACTATTCTATCCAAATCTCCAAACTGTTCTATGAACGATTCATCCGCAATGAAGAGGTCTCGCTCTTCTCTCCTCACTCCGTTCCTGGTTTGTATGATGCTTTTGGTACTGATGGATTTGACGAGTTGTATGTTCGTTATGAACGAGATGAGTCTATTCCAAGAAAGACTATCGGAGCTCAAGAACTCTTTCTGGACCTCCTGAAAGAACGTGCTGAAACTGGTCGTGTTTACATTATGAACATTGACCACTGCAACTCCCACTCTTCCTTTATGGATAAAGTTGAGATGAGTAATCTGTGTCAAGAAATTACTCTGCCTACCAAACCTATTCAGCATATTGATGATCCTGATGGTGAAATTGCTCTTTGCATCCTTTCTGCTATTAATGTTGGCAAAATCAGGGATCTTGAGGATCTTGAAGTTCTTTGTGATCTTGCTGTTAGGAGTCTTGATGAACTCATTGATTTTCAAGGATACCCCGTCAAAGCAGCAGAAATCGCCACAAGGGCACGTCGTTCACTTGGGGTAGGTTTCATTGGTCTTGCTCACTATCTCGCCAAGCACGGTGAGCATTATGATGATCCTGGTGCCTGGAAACTGATCCACGATCTGACTGAGGCATTCCAGTATTATCTGATTCAGGCAACTGTTGATCTTGCCAAGGAAAAAGGTCCCTGTGAATATTCACACAGAACCAAATACGGCAATGGGATTCTCCCTATAGATACTTACAAGAGAGATGTAGACGAAATTGTACCTAACGAATTAAAGTATGATTGGGAGCATCTTAGAGAGCAGGTACTCAAATACGGGGTACGGAACTCAACATTGTCCGCACAGATGCCATCGGAGAGCAGTTCCGTTGTGTCAAACGCAACCAACGGAATCGAACCACCTCGCGGATACTTGTCCATTAAGAAGTCGAAAAAGGGACCACTCAAGCAGATTGTTCCCCAGTATCAAACGCTTAAGAACAATTATACGCTACTGTGGGATATGCCTAGCAATCGCGGGTATATTCATATTGTTGCTGTTATGCAAAAATTCTTCGATCAAGCGATTTCTGGAAACTGGTCCTATAATCCCGAAAATTATGCCGATAATGAAGTTCCTACTTCAGTAATGGCACAGGACCTTTTAACTACATATAAGTACGGCTGGAAAACCAGTTACTATCAAAATACTTATGATCATAAGACTGATGAGGTTGAAGAAACCAAACAGTCTCTTGAGAATTTAATTTCCGATATTCTAGATTCAGAGGAGGAAGATTGTGAGTCTTGTAAGATTTAAAACCGGTTTGGAGGAAAAAGCAGTGGTCGAATCAATGACCGTCTTTAACCCTCAAGAAGTAGACACCAAAAAGCAACCTATGTTTTTTGGACAACCACTAGGAATACAAAGATATGATTCTTACAAGTATCCAATTTTTGATAAACTAACAACGCAACAATTGGGTTATTTCTGGAGACCCGAAGAGGTTTCTCTTCAAAAAGACCGTAGCGACTATCATATGCTACGCCCAGAGCAAAAGCACATCTTCACCAGTAACCTGAAGTATCAGGTGATGCTGGATTCCGTTCAGGGTCGTGGACCTGGTATGGCGTTTGCTCCATACTGTTCACTGCCTGAACTGGAAGCGTGTATGAAGGTATGGGAGTTTATGGAAATGATCCACTCCCGCTCATACACTTATATCATCAAGAACGTTTATTCGGACCCATCTGAAGTCTTTGATACGATTCTGAAAGAGGATCGTATTATGGAACGTGCTGTGAGTGTTACTCAAGCATATAACGATTTCATCAATAGTGCTCATCGCTATGATAATTCTGATGAGTGGGTTCACGCTTTGGAACAAGTACCATACGCACAAGAGGCAAGGTATGAACTCAAGAGAAAACTTTTCAGAGCAGTTGCAAACGTTAATATTCTTGAAGGTATTCGCTTTTACGTCAGCTTCGCTTGTAGTTTTGCGTTTGGCGAACTCAAGCTTATGGAGGGAAGTGCAAAAATCATCTCGCTAATTGCCCGTGATGAGAACCAGCACTTGGTTATCACTCAAAATATTCTGAATAAGTGGAAAGAAGGTGATGATCCTGATATGGTACGTATTTCCAAAGAAGAGGAGCAATGGTTCTATAAGACCTTTGAGAATGCTGTCAATCAAGAAAAACTTTGGGCAGAGTATCTGTTCAAGGATGGATCAATGATTGGTCTGAATGACAAATTGCTACAACAGTATGTCGAATGGATTGCAAACCGTAGAATGAAAGCAATTGGACTCAAACCACTTTATGATATTTCTGCAAAGAATAATCCTCTTCCATGGACTGAGCACTGGATTTCCTCCAAGGGTCTCCAAGTGGCACCACAGGAAACCGAAGTTGAATCATACATTGTAGGGGGGATTAAACAAGATGTTACCAAAGATACTTTCTCAGGATTCCAACTATGATGAATGGTGCGAGCAGGCAATCCTGAACGCATACCAAGAAGCAGCAGAATGTGATGAATATTTGTTTGGTGATTATGATTACAAAAAAGAATGGTTGGGTAAATGTAATGATGATGTGAAATGAGGGTCTTTGGACCCTCTTTTTTTATAAATACTCACAGGAATTCCTGTAAGTATAAAAATGTTAGGATCTGAATTAAAAGCATTATATGATTCTTATCAAAATATCTATGAAGAGGGGGATGGAATCTCCTGTGAAATGATTGAAGAGATCGTAGAAGAACTCGTTGAAGAATGTGTAGAGTTTGGATACACGCTTGATGAAGCAACTACTGCTGTGGCAAATGCTGCAATTCTTTATATTGATGAAGCAAAAGTCACCTATGGTAGTGACACCGAAAGCCCAGAGCAAAGACGTGAAAGAGCAAAGGCAAAGGTTGGTGAAAAGAAAGCAGCAGAACGTAAGGCAGCAGTAAAGACCGCTGTGGGACGTGCCAAAGCAAAGGTAACTGGTGCCGTAGCAGGAGCAGGAATCGCTGCTTCAATCGCTAAGGACACTGCTAGAAGAGCAGCAAGAACTGCCGCCCATAAGGTCACCTACGGTGCTCAGAAGAAGAAAGAAGAAGTCAAGAGTGGCGTAAAGAGTCTGATCGGAAGAGGTCTCCGTAAGGCAGCAGGAGCGGTTGGCAAGGTCGCGCAAAAGGCAGCAGGTGCTGCTTCAAGACTTGGTGAAGAAAAAGATAATTCATATTTAGAAACAAATATGAAAAAAAGAATATCAAATAATGAAAAGGCAATTAAAGATATGAAAAAAACTGATGCTCATAAGAGCATGGCAAAAGTAGCAGCAAAGAAATTTGAAGAAGAAGTTCAAGTAGATACTTGGGATGTAGTTCTTGAGTATCTCATCACGAACGGTCACGCTGACACCAACTCTGAAGCACTGTATATTATGTCTCAGATGAATGAGGAGATGATTCAGAATATTGTTGAAACTCGTATGGATCCAAGAGGTCGTCCTGCTTCAGGTCCTATGAATGTTTATGCCAAGAACAAACCAAATACTGACCCTAAATTTCAAGCTGCTCTACAAGCTGTTAGAGATGCTGATGCTAAAAAAACTCCAGAGCAAAGAAAGGCAGAACTGGATGCTTATAAGGAAAGACAAGCAAACAGATAATTGAATCCTAACATAACTTTAAGCACCTCTTGACAGGGGTGCTTTTTTATTGCTAGACTAGGTTTGTCTCCGTTGAAGATAAATAATATCTCATAAGATACTTTAATATGAGTTATGAAAATCCCTGGATCTACAATGGGGAAATATTTGAGTCTGATCATATTCAAGATCATTTTGGTTTTGTTTATCATATACACTGCGATAAAACTGGTCGTAGTTATATTGGTAGAAAGTATTTCTGGTCTTTCCGCACACCAAGAGGAAAATCTAGAAAAGTTAAGTCAGAGTCCGATTGGAAAGCATATTACGGATCCTGTCCTGAACTCAAAGATGATGTTAAGTTTTGGGGAAAAAATTCGTTTAGTAGAACAATCCTTAGTCTCCACAAAACAAAAGGACAATGCAACTACGAAGAAACAAAACAGCTTTTCCTAAATAATGTGTTGATTGAGTCTCTTGACGATGGTTCGCCCGCGTACTATAATAGCAATATTCTAGGACGCTATATGCGAAAAGATTATGGTAACTTTGGAAGAGACCCTTCAGACAACTCATGATTGGGCAGTTGACCGCATTCATACTCTCTGTGACAGGAACATTGAAGATGCCCATGCGATTCAATCTGAATTTAGTGAATGGTTGAATCCCGAAATTCCAGATCATGATATTTTCTCATTAGAGTTCATAGGAGAGGAAGATGACACTAGACCTTCACAATTTTTTTAAATTTTACGACGAAAAGAATTCAAATCATGTAGCAGCAGTTCAATGGTTAGAGGATAACCTACCTGCTGAATTTCTGGATGATGCAGAAACTGATTGGATTGGAATGTTCAGAACCAAACCACCTACGCCAGAGGTTCTCGCAGTTCCTTATTTCAATCAAGTAGACAACTACAGAGATGCACATAGAACTTGTAACAGTTCATCATGTGCTATGTGTCTTGCTTTCCTCAAGCCAGGTAGCATCAAAGGTGATGATGAATATGTCACGAAAGTATTTGCGATTGGTGACACGACGGATCATGCTGTCCAAACAAAAGTTTTGGCAGGTTATGGAGTTAAGTCACACTTTAGTTACAATCTGTCTTTTGCTGATATTGATAAAAGTCTTGATGCTGGGAAACCTGTTGTTATTGGTATTCTGCATCGCGGTTCTCTTTCTGCACCTACTGGTGGGCACATGTGTGTAGTCATCGGTAAGACACCAGATGGCAAAGGATACTTTGTAAATGATCCATATGGTTCTCTCAATGATAACTACACTGGACCTGTGACGAATGGTAAAAAAACCATCTACACCAAAGCAGTTCTTAAGCACCGTTGGTGTCCAGGAGGCAACGATGGCTGGGGAAGAATCTTCGATTAATTTTAAGAGAAAGATCTTACAACGTATCAAAGATCTGACGAATCACGGTAAACACGTAGAAGCAAATCAACTTTATCAAAAATACTTCGGAGGCAACAATGGCAAGAGTTGACTTACACAATTTCTTTCAGTTCTATGATGAAAGAAACCCCAACCACGTCAAAGCAGTTCAGTGGTTAGAAGATAATCTACCCGTCAAGTTCCTTGAGGACAATGTAGACTGGGCGGAGATTTATAGAGGAAAAAAGACTAGTGCTGCGCCAGCCCCTGCTGCCGCAGCTCCAGTAACAGGTGGTGATGATGTTCCACAAATGGGCATCAAGTTAATTAAAGAGTTTGAAGGATGCCATCTAAAGGCATATCCTGACCCTTTGACTGGTGGACTTCCAATCACAATCGGTTGGGGTTCCACTCGCAAGAAGGACGGTTCAGCATTCAAACTTGGTGATACCCTCACACAGGCAGAAGCAGATTCACTTCTCATTGAGCAGTGTAAGAAAGAGTTTCTCCCTGCTTTAAGAAAAATTCCACATTGGAGTGAAATGTCAGATGGAAAAAGAGGCGCTCTGCTCAGCTTTGCTTATAATCTCGGCGCTGGTTTCTACGGTGGCGATAACTTTAATACTATTACTAAACGCCTGAAGAATAAAGAGTGGGACTTGGTTCCTGATGCTCTTTATCTCTATCGTAATCCTGGTTCTAATGTAGAAGCAGGACTTGCTCGTAGAAGAAAGGCAGAAGGTGAAGCTTGGAAAAAAGGATAAATAGTTTCAACCATTGAGTTGAAACTGCAGCTCAGACCCACACCAAGGTGAGTTGTGTTTGGTAGTTCATAGGAATTTCTACCACACCAACTCACCTTATTTTCATGTCTACCAACACGCAAAAGGCGCTGGCTGCAGCGTCTGCGCTTCTTTTTGGAGTGCCAACAGCAGCTCTTGCGGATACAATTTCTGGTACAGATTTTGAGGGAGGTTCATTATCTGGTTGGAATATTGGTTCTCAAACAGGAACTCTTACTAATGGAACCATTACAGGTAATGGGACAGGTGTTACTGCTATCAACGGTTCAGTAACTTTCAATGCACCTTCTCACGGTGCAGTAGGAAGTCCAACACTTTCTGGTGGAGCTCCGAATCCATACTACCAACCTGCAGTATCTCCAACTACTTGGACATTCTCTCCATATGGTTCTTATGGTGCTGCATTACAACCAACAGGTAATGTAACTTTTGATGCTGCAACATCAGCATTAGGACTTACATCTGCAGAAAACCAAGCAATTAAAACAAAACTTCAACAAGACCAACAAGCATCAGGTCTCGGAAATCCTAATCCAACTAATGCCGCTTGGATAACTCAAAGTGTAAATCTTGATGCTGGAACGATTTATACAATGTCTTGGAACTACATTGGAACTGATTATGTTCCTTTCAATGATGGTTCTATCACATCTCTTGTTTATCAGGGAACTGGTTCTACTCCGGTTGTAACTGTTAATAACTATGTCCAGAACTATGCTTTACTTGGATTCACTAACCCAGGTACGGGAGATTATTCCACAGGAACTTATGGTTCAACTGGATGGCAAAATTCAACATATCAAGTTGATGTAACTGGTGCTTACTTATTAGGATTTGCTGTATTCAACCTTGGAGATACTTCACTTTCACCAGTTCTTTTAGTTGATAGTCAACCAGGAACTACATTAGCAAATGGTCAAACATTCGGTGCAGTTGCTCCCAATAATCCAAATGCTCCAAACAACTCAACACCATCTACCCCAACAGTAACTGGAACATCAACATCCGACCAAGTTACAACATCCACATCAATTTCAAATGTTGTAGCAACATCTCAAGTTACTTATAATGTAAGTAATCTTGATACTGATGGATACGGTACAGTTCAGAACTATACTGATACTGTAGAAACAACAACTCCAGTTACAACAACTACTACAACCACAACACCAGTTACAACCACCACATATTCTGATGGTTCTACAACCACTTCAAACGGAACACCAGTTGTAACTACATCCACATCAAACGGAACTTCAACTTCACAAGTTACAGGAACTGTTCTGAACTATACTTCAACAATTGCTCCTTCCGTTTCTTCTACAATTTCTGCATCACAAACACTTCCAGCAGTTACAACTAAAGCATATAATTTTGAAGCAAGTGAATCTAGTGGGAAACAACAAATCAAAAAGCAAACGGTGACGACTGTAACCACTCCAATGGTTACGACTACAACTATAACTCCAGTCACCACAACTGCTTATGCTGATGGTACAACAACCGTAATCGACGGAACACCAACATATACTTATACATCATCTGAATCTGTTGCGGTATCAGATTCTTATAATTATTACTTTGGACGCATTGACCAGTTAGAAGTTCTTGATGGAATCAATGATGGTATCAATGGACTTCTGAATCACGAACCAACCGCAGGTAAGCAAAGATTAAGAGTATTTGAGAACAACAGATTCGTTCAGTCCTATAATGCTGATGGATATACTGCTGATTCCAAGATCTTCGGTGGTGGATTTGAGTTTGATGCAACCAAAGGTTGGACTGTTGGTTTCCAGTATAATAGAATCAACATAAACCTTAATGGTGTTGACTCAAGTACACAACAGACTAAAGATCACTTCGGTGTATTCAGTGAAATTAGAGGTAATACACTCACTCTGAATACGAATGCTGCGATTGCAAACAGCAACTACAAGTACAACAGAAATGTAGAAGGTGTCTTTAATAATGCTGGTGAAACGACTGGTTCTGAATGGTGGGTTTCTAATCGCTTAGACTGGCATCTCCATAAGGCAGTAAAACCATTCGTTGGATATACGGTTCAAAATGTGAAGAGAAATGCTTATAATGAAACAGGTTCATCAGAGTCTGCCAGAAGTGTAGATGCATTCGGTCAAACAACTCACGTTGGTGAAGCAGGTCTCAAACTAGAAACTCGTTTTGGTGGTAAGAAGAAGGATCTGTTTGGTGTCAGTGTAGAAGGTGCTTATGGAACTGATAATTCTTATGGAGTTGCTGCTGAAGTAGACTATAAAGAGATGTTAATTGTTGAAGCATCTCACGGTGTGAATAATGGAGTCACTAATAATTCTGTTGCTGCTAAAGTCAAGTTTAGGTTCTAAAAACCTAAATAAGACAGACTTCATCACACGGACTGATGGATAAGAAAAAGGAGAATGCTTTGGGGCAAGTAATTCGTATTGCCATCCTAGGATGGTCTGCTGCTCTTCTCACCGCAAGTTATGCTGGGGCTCTATCCAAGATGGACCCCACTTTCATTGCGACGGTCTTTACTGCTTCTGCTGCTACCTTTGGTATTAACACGATGAAGAAAAGTGGGGATGAAGAAGATGAAAAAAAAGCAGAACCTAAAAGAGAAGAGTTTGTAGAAACTCCTCCAGAACCACCTGCTCCAGTAGCAGAAGCACCTGCCACAACTCTTGAAGCAAGAGTTGAAGCACTGGAAGAGGGTCAAGTTCAACCCCGCACAGGTGGAGCATAATGGCAAAGTCCGCAAACAAAGGCAAGAAAGGTTCTGCTAATAATAAAAAGCAGAACCAAGGAAATGCGACGGCAAACAAAGCAAAAAACGGTGGTAAAAAAAAGTGAGGTATTATGCCACGAGAGTGGAACACTCCGATTCGGGAGCCTTGGAATCCTGTAATTAAAAAGTGTCTAGACGCAGTTGATAATCATATGAGACTGTATCTAGATACACAAGAAGAGTGGCACCTATCACAAGCAGAAACCTTAAGAAAGTATGTAAAAGATTTGAAAGTTTGGATACATCATCAAGAGGGACGAGAATGAAAAAACTCCTCACGGCAATCGGTCTATCATTAAGTTTAGTTCTTCCCGCAAGTGCTGAAAAAATAGTAAAGAAACAACCCACCGTTCCAGCATATAGTCTGGCAGCGATGGGTTGTATGATTCTATTAGAATGTACTGAAGGTGTTGAGAAACTTACATCAGAATCAGAATTACTCAAAGCAAAAGAACTTGACCCATTCAGAGAAGAAGTCAAGCGTATTTTAGTAGGACTAGAGAAAGTCAATGTTGGTGTTTATATTGCTCCACCCAGATATTTCACACCAAGAACAGTAGGGTTATATAAACCAAAGTATAATCGTCTTTTTATAAATGAAGAGTTACTCAAAGACCCAAGAGAGTTTCTAGGAACACTACGTCACGAAGGATGGCACGTTGTTCAGGACTGTATGGGTGGTGGAATAGAAACAGCATTTATGGCTCAGGTTCATCAAGATGCTGAAATACCATCTTGGGTAATGAAGACCACAAGGCTTTCTTATGAGTCTATGGGTCAAAGTCGTGCTGTGCCTTGGGAGGCAGATGCGAACTGGGCAGAAGAACAGTTAGGTCAAACGGCAAAGCACCTAGAAATGTGTGCGAAAGGACCACTCTGGGAGCAGGTAAGACCCACTCCGATGACGATGGAATGGTTAATTGGATGTGGTTGGATGAAACCACAAGAAGGACATAAGGAATATACGCCAAATAAAAAAGCAGATTATTGTGTAGAAGGTAAGTTCTAATGCCTCAAGAATTTCCTTGGGGAGTGATGGCGATTCTTGGTCCAGGACTTATCTTTGTTGCGTATATCATTTACTATATACTACGGTTAGCAAACGAGGAGATGAAAGATGAACACGACACTACCCACAGAAGTCATTCTAAAGGCAGTTAAAAACTGTGTTGATGTTTATGCTGATAAGAATGATTTCATTGTAGATAAGAGTATTCCTGGATATTGTATTCTCGCAATTGAGGGAACCAACGAAACATCAGACTGGGCAACCAATCTAAAATTCTTATTCCGTAGTGAAGATACTCACAGAGGATTTAAGGACAATGCTACCAGAACGATTACAGAACTAGTATTAAACTTTGAGTCACTAGAGAAAGGTAGAAAACTGATTCTTGCGGGACACTCTCTTGGTGGTGCGACTGCGACTGTTGTTGCTGATTTAATGCTTAAGTCCGCACCAGACCTAGCAATCATCACAATTGGTTCTCCCCGTCCAGGTGGTAGAGGTTTGAAAGAAAGACTGAAGAATGTAGAGCATCTTCGTTTTGTTCACGGTGATGATGTTGTTCCTAAAACTCCACCTTTCTTGACTGGATATGTTCATACTCATCCAGAGATTCATTTAGAAGATGCTGATGATAAGAGATTTGATGGTGTAGAAGATCACAATGCCGTCTATTACTATAACGCAATTGAGAAGTTACTAAAATGAAGAACCTAGCACTTATTTTATCTGTGGCAAGTCTGACGGTGAGTGGGGCACTATGCTATGGTGCTTATGTGACTTATCAAAAAGCACAGAAGATTCTGGACAACCCAGAAGAGTTCGTTGGTGCTGTTGTAGAGAAACAAGTCAACAAAGCATTTGAGAAACTTCCCATCCCCAAACTAAATACAGAGAAGTTTAAATTACCATTCTGATGGAAAATAAAGATCCATATATTTACAGAATTCGTGAGATTCATAAAGTTGTTGATGGTGATACGATTGATGCTGATATTGATTTGGGGTTTTCTATAAGTTTAGAAAAAAGAATTCGCCTTGCTGGTGTTGATACTCCCGAAAGTAGAACAACGGATCTCAAAGAGAAGGCAATGGGTCTTGAATCAAAAGAATGGTTGAAAAAAAAACTTGAAGGTGCTAAAGATATTATTATCAAGACCGAACTTCCAGACAGTACAGAGAAGTATGGAAGAATCATCGGGCATTTGTTTATTAATGGACAAGAGACCTCATTGAATAATCAAATGATTGACGAAGGTTATGCTCTTGCTTATGATGGGGGAACAAAAGATAAAAACTTTAGTGTATTGTTAGAGAAGCGTAAGAAGTAATCACTTCTCGTGAAACTTTTTGTATTGTTCTTTTTTCTCTTTCTTCTGTTCTTTCTTCAGCAACTTATTAACTTTCTTAAGAGAAGCAGTTTTTTCAAAGGCAAAGAACACTTGAAGTTCATATGGGGTAAGGTCTCTGTTTAGAAGTTTCTTACCTCTTACAAATATCTGTTGAACAATAGGTTTCATTTTACCTACCAACCATTCCACCACAGATTTCCCAACAAGAGCCGCAGCAACAGAAGCAGTAGCAGTGGTGCCAGCAAGAATAACCTGCTCTTTAGGTGGGATTGGGACTTGTCCGACGAGGGGTACTTCAATGACGGGTACTCCAAGATTATTTGATGGTGGTTGATCGGAAATATTCCGATTATCCTGCTTTTCTTGAACAGGAACTTGTACTTGTGGTAATACTGGGGTAGTGTCTGGAAGTCCCCTAGTCTTCTCTTGTTTTTCTTCTTCTTGTTTCTTTTGTTCTGCTCTTACCGCAGCATCAAACTCTTCTTGTGTGGGAACATCAATCACAGGATATTTGACAGTTGTATCAGGCATATTAATAATCGGCATATCAATTTCAGGTATCACAGTTTTCTGTGCTCTCCGAGTTACAGGAGGTTCTATCGTAGAAATAATTGGTGGTTCGTCAATTCTTACGGACGGAGACCTGATTGGTTTTATTTCCATTGACTACATCTTGTACTTTTGGATACCTAACAACGACATCAGCACATATTTTTGCGTAGGGACTCTCTGGATGAAAACTGATACCTGACTTGATTGCTTCACCACACTTTAGTAAACGAACTAATTCAAAATCTAAACGAGCCTTATCTGCCTCCGCTTGCTGCCTTGTGATTTCAGTTCTGACTCTTGCTTTACAAAGTTCTTGGAAAGATCCGTCAAGAGGTATAGAGAACCCTGCAGATAGTCCTCCATTAAATGAATTGGTCTGATATGATGTTGGATCTGTACTGCCCGCAAGACTATTGTAACCAAAGGTTTGTAAGTTTAATGTTGGACCCTGGCAAGACACACCACCACCATAAGTATTCATAGCAAAAGGACCCTGAAGCACCTGTACTGCCTGGTTGGTTACATTACCAGTGGCAGATGCTGAGGGTCCTGCTATGTTAGTATTAGACGGTGCTTGCTGAGCAGTTGCTGGTAGAGCAAATACTATTGCGTAAAGACCGATAAAGTATTTGTGGTAGAGTCTTCTACCGTTTTGCGATCTATCCATGTTTCTTTCGCAATTCCAGGAGTCAAGTGAGTTTCACTAAACTGGAACGGAGCACCTTGATTGATAATGGTGTAGTTCGCTCCTGGAGATGGTGTTCCAGGAATGTTGATATTTGTGCCAGTGACAGTATAAGATGTCCCAGTCGTATATTCTATTTGTTTGATAACTTCAACCACCTCAGTGCGAGTTCTGGTCTCAGAAGTAATCGTGCCACTCGTAAAGTTAGGAGTGACTGGTGCCGCATAGCAGGGAGAAATAAGTCCCGCTGCTAGCAGCAAAGCGGGAGTTATGTGTCTCACTTGAATACGCTTAACTCAACGGTTCTTTGAGCAGTACCAGTGCTTCCAGGACCACCAGCGGTGATGGTAGGAACACCAGCAGCATTGATAGTTCCAGCAAGAGAACCTGCCGAACCACCTAACTGAGTAGTAGAGTCGCTATAAAGGTTGGGAGCAGCAATTGTTCCAGAAGCTGCCGACTGAGTGGTGACATTAGTATCAGCAGTAATTGAAGATTCACTGAAAGTAAATGCCCCACCATTCGTGTTGATCGCATAAGAACCAGCACCACCAACTCCACCAAGAGTTGTGACGTTAATGTTTGTGCCTGAGACAGTGTATTGAGCACCGACTCTATTTGATTGTACCGCAGCACCCTGGACGCTTAGTTGTACGGAATCAACGATTTTTGATGTAATTTCAGCAGCAAAAGCAGGAGTAGTGAAGAATAACGAAAAGGCTAGAAGAAGCTTTTTCATTGTTCTAAAGATGAAAACCTAGCTTATTTAGGAGTGGACACTTCTTAAACTGGCACCTTGACAGATCCTAAATATTAACTTATTATGAAAAATCCCTCTCACAGGGGATTACATCATGAGATTTTGATGTGATTTTAGAGCCCAGGAGATCGCCCTCTGAGAAGAGGGAAGTGCGCTTTCTCTATTGGGATGTAGAGTTCAATTAAAACTAGTGCAAAATTTCTTTACAGTAGCCCTGCCTCTTGTGGCAACGGTTACAACCAGTACGGCAACACTGCCATTCGTAAACTACAAAATGGACGGTCCTCCGCCCCCTGTAGTTGAAGAGACAGCAATCCGCGAGGTTGCTCCCGAAAAGCCAAAAGAGAAAAGGCTAATTTGTAAAGGGTGTAATGAAAATGAAAATGTAGCTCTGGAATATTTCCAGAACATTGGAATTAAAGACAGAAACGCCCTTGCTACCATCATGGGTAATATTCGTCAGGAATCAACTTTTGTTCCTAACATTTGTGAAGGTGGTAGCAGAACCAGTTGGGGTAACTGCGGTCGCGGTTACGGACTGATTCAATGGACATCTGCCAACCGTTATTATGGATTGGGTGATTTTGCTAAGAAGTATGGTGGTTCTCCATCATCACTTCACACGCAACTTCGTTATCTAACAAATGAAGTTCAGTGGCAAGACATTGAGGAGAAGATGAAAACTCCTGGTAAGTCAATTAATCGCTACATGAACTATGCGTATAGTTGGATCGGATGGGGGCATCATGGTGCTCGTACATCTTATGCACATGAGTATGCTTCCAAACTGATCACGGTAGAAGTTTGATATATAAGGGGAGTGCTGCAGAACTCCCCTTTCTTATGTTTAAATTTGGCAAACAAAAACCAAATATAAAACAATATGCTATAATAGGAATCGTATTATCTTCTCTTATAGCAGCACTCTCACAATGCACAGGAATATCTCAAGATGGACTTTGGGACTTATTGGATGAGATTCAAAGAAAATATTTCCCACAAACTATTCTTAATGAGTTTGTTATTAAAGATCCTGCGAAGTTAGAACGCAGAATCAAGCGTGATGTTGATCGTGCGATTGATGAGGTCACACCTGAATATGATCGCATTATCAACGAGTCCATAAAGAAACCTAAGTATGTTGAGAAAGCACCAGACGGCAGTGAGGCACAAAGACTGCTTGGTGGAGAAATGAGAATCTGTGCCGTATGGGTTGACGACTGCCCCAAGCAGTAGTATAATAAGAAGGTCTTCAGGGGCACGTAACTCAGATGGATAGAGTATCCGACTTCTAATCGGTTTGTCGGGGGTTCAAGTCCCTCCGTGCCTGTTGGAAACTTTATGTTTCCTTATTCCGAGTAGCCCGCAAGGTGCGGGAGCAAACTGTTAATTTGTTATAGGTCAGTTCGATTCTGACACTCGGAGCCACGCCCTTGTAGCTCAGCTGGTAGAGCGCGGCTTTTGTAAAGCCGATGTCGCAAGTTCAAGTCTTGTCGGGGGCTCTTGACATAATACTCGTTATGTCATATACTTCTTTCGTCCGTGTGAAGGAATGTGCGTGGGGTTCCGTGCCTGTGAAGGGAAACCTGAGGCTGGGTAAATCCCCACCATTGCGGAGTTAGTTCAGCGGTAGAACGCTATCCTTCCAAGTTAGATGTCGTCGGTTCGATTCCGATACTCCGCTCTTAAAAAACCTTAACCTGTTCTTAATTGACACATCTGATACGGTTATGCTATGATACCGTTAACTTAATCATCTTTTAAGAATTGGTTAAGTCACTCTAAATAAAACCGCATAAGAGACGCCCCAACTACTCGCGTCAATTATGTGACTCATAACACATAGGGTTTGTATGCCCTGGTGTATAATGCCGTTTAGTACTAAAACAAACTTTTTATGAAAATCAAACAACTGATGCTTGCACCTGTTGCTTTGGGAATGGTTGCTCCTGTTGCTGCGAATGCCGCAGATCTTAATATGGCAGCAGTCAACCAATACACTTCCACAGAACAGGTTTCTAGCGTCACACAACTGTCTGATGTCCGTCCTACGGATTGGGCATATCAGGCACTCAGCAACCTCGTAGAACGTTATGGTTGTGTTGCTGGTTACCCCAACGGCACCTTTGGTGGCGGTCAATCCATGACTCGTTTTGAGGCAGCAGCACTCCTGAATGCTTGCCTTGATCGTGTGACTGAAGTTACCGATGAACTCAATCGTCTTGCGAATGAGTTTGCTAAGGAACTCCAAGTCATTCGTGGTCGTGTCGCCAAACTGGAAACTCAGGTTGGTCAACTCCAAGCAACTCAGTTCTCTACTACCACAAAACTCAAGGGTGAAGCAACCTTCGTTCTTGGTGGTGTAGAAGGTGCTCGTCTTTCCAACAACTCTAATGTTGGTAATACAGCATTTAACTATGACCTCCGTCTGAGTTTTGATACTTCCTTTACTGGTAAGGATCTACTCAAGACCCGTCTGCGTACTGGTAACTTCTCCAGTCAACCCTTTGGTTCATCTTCTTCTCTGTTCAAACTGGACAAGGCAGAAAGTTTCTCCAACGCAGTACAACTTGACCGTTTGTACTACAGTTTCCCTGGTCTGACCAAAGGTGTGACCCTGACTGCTGGTGCTCTGGTTCGTAACACTGAAATGGCTTGGTTGCCCACTGCTTATAAGTCGGACATTCTTGACTTCTTTGCTGTTGCTGGTGCTCCTGGCGTCTATAACAAGGCAACTGGTTCTGGTTTTGGTGCTCAGTGGGTTCAACCTGGTAAGAAAGGTAAGGGTGGTTTCGTTGCTGGTATCAACTATGTTGCCCAGAATGGTTCTGATTCAACCAAAGGTGAATTTGATGCCTCTGGTGCTCTGAATACTCTGGCACAGGTCGGTTATCGTGCTCCTCAGTATGGTGTTGCATTCGGTTATCGTAATGGTACTGAAGGCACCCGTATCCGTACCTTTAATGGTGTTGCTGGCAATGCTGGTACTCTTGCTGCCAACCAGACCTCCAATGGTTATTCTCTGAATGCTTATTGGCAACCCAAGAAGTCGGGTATCATTCCTTCTATCTCCGCTGCTTATGGTTGGAACTATGTGAGTGGTACATCTACTCCTAATGCTGCAACCAATTCTCAGACTTGGATGACAGGTCTTCAGTGGAGCGATGTGTTTGTTAAGGGTAATGCCGCTGGTTTCGCCATCGGTGCTCCTGGTAACGCACCTACTCTGAGCAAAGATGCTCTGATGTGGGAAGCTTTCTATCGTTACAAGGTTAGCGACAACATCAGCATCACTCCTGCTGTGTTCTATGTGTCTAACAACCAAGGTCTGAAGAATGCTTCTTCTAACTATGGTGGTGTGATTCAGACGACCTTCCGTTTCTGATAATATCTACGATACCTCTAAACCTCTCTTCGGAGAGGTTTTTTGGTGTAAGGGACTATTTAACTTTTTCTTAACCTACGATTTTCTACAATGAAACTCAAACACATTGCTACACTCGGTCTTGCTCTTGCTCCTGCTGCTGCATTTGCTGGACCTGCTATTAACGGAGCAGGTGCTACCTTCCCTGCGCCAATCTATCAACGTTGGTTCGTTGATTATTCTTCCACCACTGGTGAAAAAGTCAATTATCAATCCGTTGGTTCTGGTGCTGGCGTTCGCCAGTTTGTTGCTGGAACTGTTGACTTTGGTGCTACTGATGAACCTATCAAGGCAAAGGAAGCAGCAAAGGTCAAGCGTGGTGTCGTTCAGATTCCTATGGTCGGCGGAACGATTGCCGTTGCCTATAACAAACCTGGTTGTAAACTGAAACTGACTCAGAAACAAGTTGTCCATATCTTTATGGGACACATCAAGGACTGGAAGGAAGTTGGTTGTGCTGCTGGTAAGATGGTGACGGTTCATCGTTCTGATGGTTCTGGAACCACTTATGCCTTCACCAACTCACTGGATGCGTTCGGTGGTTGGGCTCCTGGTGTTGGTAAGTCCGTGAACTGGCCAGTTGGTGTCGGTGCTAAGGGTAATGAGGGTGTTGCTGGAACCATTAAGAACACTCCTGGTGCTATCGGTTATGTGAACACGGGTTTCGTTCGCGTAAATAAACTCCAAGCTGCCGTCCTCCAGAATAAAGCAGGTAAGTTCGTTGGTCCTTCCGCTGTGACTGGTGCTGCTGCTCTGAACGGTATCAAGATTGACCCTGTGACTCTTGCTGGTGAAGATCCCAACCCCGCAGGCGCCCTTGCCTATCCTATCTCCACTCTGACCTGGATTCTTGCCTATAAGAGTGGTTATCCTGCTGGTAAGGCAGAAGCAGTCCGTGAGGCACTGAACTATGCTCTGAGCACTAAAGCACAAGGTATTGCTGATGATCTGGGTTATGTTCCTCTTGCTGGTTCTATCCTTAACAAGGCTCGCATCAAAGTCAAACAAGTTGGTTTAGGCGAGAAGTGATACATAGAGGGGGTTGACAAGACCCCCTTTTTAATGTATTATAGATAACGAGTTAGGAGGTCTATGTCTCTTATTTCCCAGCGTGATAGAGAAGTCGCTATGACTGCTATCAATCATTATGTTGATTATTTGACTAGTGAGATTGAGTTTTACGAAAGAGAGGAAATGTTAGATGATACTGACTATCAAGATCATAAGTCAGAATTGTCTGAAGTTTATGCTCTTCTAAACTGGATCAAACTAGAATACTCAAAGAATGAAAATTAATCTCTGGTATTGTAATGAAATGAAACAGTGGCGTTGGACCCTAACTGACGATCACCGTCCAGTTGTAAGACAAGAGTCGGGGCAAAGAGAAAATCTACGAGATGCTATGAATGATGTAGCAACTACTGTAGAATATATGATGAACAAGTTCTAATTTCTTGGGTGATTAGCTCAGCGGTAGAGCATCTCGTTTACACCGAGGCGGTCGGCGGTTCAATCCCGTCATCACCCACTTATAAATACTCAAAAAAGAGTATAATGGAAACCTTATATAAACTACTTTCTGATACTCAGGCAAGTCTTTTCGTTCTCTTTCAAAAGACTTGGGTTTATCACTGGCACATTGTTGGACCTGACTTTAAGCAGATTCACGATTTATTTGGTGAACAGTATCTTGCTATTCAGGAGGAAGTTGATCGTATCTCCGAGCATATGAGGTTTCTTGGTGTCAAACCAGTCAGTTCACTTTCAAGAGTTATTGAAGTCTCTGGAGTTGGAGAAGCAAAATCTAATATTGATGCGATGGAAATGATTCGTGATTTATTAGATGATCACAAAAAGTTAGTAGGTATGTTTGATGCTGCTGCTACTGAAGCAGAAAATCAAAAGTCAAGAGGTACGGTTAATCTTCTTGATGATTTAAACGAAGCACACGGCAAGTTTATCTGGATGTTAAGATCCTTTACTGAATAATTTGGTATTGAATTATGGTTAGTGTAAGATGCAAAGTCTGTGGGACTGAACTACACAGTCACCCAGTTAGAACAAAGTCTTGTGGTTGTACAAATATGACCACAGTAAAAGGAGACATGATTACTGCTTTGGATTTGTCCAAAGTGGTGATGACTTCTTCTGACAAGCAATCAAAAACTTCTAATCTTCTTACAAAAGAGGATCTTGCTTTTCAGGAAGCACGTAGAAATAGAACAGTACGAAAGTTAGATTTTGAGATCAGATAGGATTTAAGTTAAGATCCTTATCATACTTGGCATACTGATAGTTGTATTGATCAAGATCACCAAATCCAAACTTTTTATTAAGTAGGGATCTCTTTCTTGCGTTTTCTGGATGGTGAATCGGAACAAACAATGATCCATCCCAGGGAAGACCGATTAGAATGTCGTTTGGTTTTGGTCCATTCTCACCATCACCAACTTTGATGACTTCTATTACACCATTCATAAAGGCAAATAATATTTTTCTATTGTCTTCAGTTGTGAAAAGTGCTGGGTTGCTACTGTGATTGATTTGCCAGTCAACTCTTGACACTCTTCCTGGTGTGTTTAAGTTGAGTTTGTTTGCTATATTTAAAACTCTTTCTGGATCCTGGTGTGACTCATATTCTTGATACAAGAAACTGGTTTTATTTTTAAAGATATTGTAGACGACACCTAAAAATAAAATCTCATCATACTCTGTTGAAATTCTAACTGTAATCTTTTCGGATGGTTCATAAATCCTTTGAGTGGATTCAATTCCGAGTTCTAGTAGAAGTTCTTTAAATTCTTTTTTCATATCGGTATGATGTTGAGATCCTTATCATATTTACCATATTGGAAACCGTCATCATAAACATTACCGAGACCGAATCGTTTTCCTACAAGTGCTCTTTGTCTTGTTCCAAGTTCAATAGAAGATTCGCTGAATCCTTGATTGATCTTCACACCTTGTGGTTTACCGACCAATATATCTCCTGGTCTTGGTTTGATATTGAGAGAATCAAAACCATTATGAAGAACATAGTGTGCTTCTTTTACAAAACTGAAAAAGACTTTTTTTCTTTCTTCTAATGAAAAGTCATAAGGTTGTTTTGTATACTTTGCTTCCCAACCAATTTCAGCAAGTCTAGTTTTTTCTTGATAGTGAATTCTTTCCGCAAGAGACTGAATTTTGTTTTTAAGATCTGGAGAGTCATAATGATCTATGAACTCCAACCATAGATAACTTTTCTTATTAAGGTATGGGATGAAGAAAAGATATATTGCCATTGCTCCGTCCTGGCACATATAGTTTGTCTGCTTCATCAGTTTCTTTTGTTTTGGTAAGACTGGTGACCAATCTCTATAGCCCAGTATTCTTAAAAGTCTTTCAAATTCTTTTCTTTTCTTTGATGGTTTAATAATCACTTGACTATTGTTGATTTTGTATATTATAATGTATTATAACTCACTCGTCTTAATAAGTAAATGATATCTAAATCTGATTTGGATACCTTATATCATTGGGCAAAAGACTGTGAGTTTCCGATGAAGATTGCTCCGACAGTTGAAGGATATTCAAATAAAGAAATATCCCATTGTTGGATCAAAGCAGAGTCGGTTGATAAGAGTGGAACAAAGACTGTCAAGTATGTCAGAAAGAAAATTATTCAAGACTCTAAAGTTCTAGAAATTTTTGATAATTCTGAAATCTTATTTTCTACTGTTTCTCTGTTTAGTCCTGGAACGATACTGGGTCCTCATAAAGATCCTAATGTCTATCGCTGTCCTTATAAGAGAATTCAGATTCCTCTAGAGATTCCTGATCAAGAGAAATGTTATATGATCTGGCAAGGTCAGAAAGTCTTTTGGCAAGAAGGTATTCCACAGATCTATGAGGTAATGGACTATATACACGAAGGAGCAAATCTTTCTGATGCTCCGATGAAGTTTCTCTTTCTAGATGTAAAGAAAGAAACGGTAGTTGACATTTGATTCATTGAGTATTATAATATTCTTATCGGAAGATTGGCCGAGTGGTTGATGGCGATAGTCTTGAAAACTATTAACGTTAATAGCGTTCCAGGGTTCGAATCCCTGATCTTCCTTCTTATAAATACCAGAAAAGTCTTTGTGACGAATGGGTATTCAGATAAACGGACAAACTGATACGATTTCAGCAATTGATGGTGCTTTGACTGTCAGTGGTGCCGACCTACCTACTGTAACGAACTTAAATGCGACTGGTATTGTTACTGCGACTGGGTTTGTTGGGAATATAACTGGTAATATTAATGCGACTGGCGTAAGCACGATTGCGACTCTTAATGTCACTCAATCAAACCCAACAAGATTGAATGTAAGTGGTGTATCTACCTTTACAAGTGGTCCTGTTCTGATAGGTAGTGGAACAAGTACTGGAACAGCAAGTCAGACTTTACAGGTGACTGGTGGTACTTATATAAGTGGAAATTTAGGTATAGGAAACTCACTTCCATCGTCACCATTGGATGTTCAAGGTGGTCAAATTAGAATTCGTGCTAGTGGAACTTATTCCGAACCAACAGACAATGCTGGAGTTATTGGGTATGACAGTTTAAGTGGAGATTTAACTATTTCTGCTAGATCTAGTGGTGGATCAACAGCAATTTCATTTAGAACTTCCAACAGCGGAACAGGTGCTGAAAAACTTCGTATAGATTCAAGGGGTATAGTGACGATACCCAATCAACCAGCATTCCATGCAACTGGAACTGGAACACAAGCATTTTCTGGTGCTCAAACGGATAGAAAAATAACGATAGCAACAAATATTACCCCAAATACTTCCAATTCATACGCAAACTCAAGATTTACGGCTCCAGTTGCTGGAAATTATTTATTTTATCTTTCTAGTGCAACAACAACAGCAACCAGTTCAGGTCCAGCCATATTACTATATAAAAATGGAGTAGCAACACAAGAAATTGCTCTTAATTATACTAACGCATCTTATAGTCAATTTGGTGGTTCAATAATAAGAAGTGCAGTGAAGGATGACTATTTTGAGTTTTATATTACCAATTATAACAGCACATCATTTACAATTGACTTGACTAGGACTTCTTTTGGTGGGTACTTAATAGGATAATAAATATTCGAAATACTCAATATGGATTATACAATCAATCCATAACTGCTACTAACAAACCTGATATGGTTCTAGTGGATTATGCAGAAGGTCTAGTCAAAACAGCAGCACAAAGAAACGAAGAAGCAGCAAATAATACACCTTCTTTATAATCTCTTAACCACTATCACCAAACCCTAACAAACTTGACATAGTAGAAGTACTCACTAGTATAACTAATAATATTCAATCTAAAACCCTATGGATCAGCGCACCTATGATAATTGGGTGAAGATCAAGGAGACTTTTGAAACGTCTGGTAATACGGACAATATGTTCTACAAGAGATCTGTTGAAATCGTAAAGACCAGAAAAGACCCACTTGCGAAGTTTCTTGGAGATGAGAAGTGATGGAACCTCAAGACGAGTTTGTAAGCCGTTCTGAAGTTCAGGAGATGATTGATGCTGCTATACGACGACACAACCGTAATGCTTCTATCATTAGTATGTGCGTCGGTTGGGTGGTTCTTGCTTTATTTGCTGAAGGACTCCTCCGACTTGTAGGTGTTATTCCGCCTGTATTACCATGGCTCAACATTACCCTGAACTAATCGGTATTGTTTTCCTGTTAGTATTTGCCGCCACGATGTTCTATCAAGGCACTTGTATTATGAGAGGTCAAAGAGGATATTCTCTCCGAGACTATATGAAACAGGAAAGTTCAAATATGCGTAAAAGAATAGAAGACTTACTCAAGGACAAATGATCTCTCTTACAGAAGAAGATTTAAAAGAACTCCAAAGAAGAGTTACACAACAAAAAATAGAAGAACTATTTGAAGAACCATCTACTTATGAGGACGAGAATGATGAATACTAATTTAGTTTTTAGCGCAATAACGATTTTAGGTGCGATTGGATGTTTTGTTGTATGGGGACTTAATAACGCATATCCACAATAAAAGTTATGTTACTAGGAAAACTATTGTTATTTGCTTCAGTCCCATTTGTTTTAGCAACACTCTATTTCGGAACAAGAGGAGGGTATTATGACTCCAAAGACTATAAGGGAAATGGAACCGCACACTAGGCAGAGATATCACTTTGCTGCTTCTGCTTTTGTGAGAATGTGGGGACACAGTTCATTACACGACTGTCGTATTGTAGAGTTCTGTGTTGAGTGGGCACATAAAGAAGAAGATGCCCCATTAGATAATAGTGTTGATCAATATTTTTACTATGAGTTCAAGACCTGGAGGGGATACTAATGGGACACTTTTCAAGGTGGGTATTAGAAAATCCTTATACTCTTGGTATTATTGGATATCTTTTAGTTGTTGTACCGATTATGGGTATCTGGGCGATTCATAAATACGATTGGCAGCACTGGGCTCCATTTGACAGGGGGCACAGGAAATAGTATAATACTTCTGTTGGGAGGCAAGACCACTCAACGCAACCGGGTTTAGCGCAGTTTGGCTAGCGCACCGCTTTTGGGAAGCGGGGGTCGGGGGTTCAAATCCCTCAACCCGGATCGCCAGTTTCTTGACTGGCACACTTGACTAAACACCCAACAACCTTTATAATACTAAGGCAACAATTCAAAACAATGTCTCTGATTCAAAAGTTCAAAAAAGATGTTAGCACTCTTCGTCTTGCTGCTAACGGGGAAATCTATCTTGATGTAAAGAGTCCGAAACTTTATAAAAAGGTTCGCCGCTTCTATGAAAATGAAGGCGTCGTGTTTTCTGGTGACCCCCTTGACGACTACGAAATGCTTATGGAGTATGTCGCCAGTGATCTTGAGGCAGTTGAAGCGTGATGAAAGTCGTAAGAAAACCAACTGTTCTTATGGAGCGGTTTCCTTATCGTTATATTCAGGTCGGTACTTTGGAAATCAATGGAAAACCTGATTGCCGTATTCAGAAAGTAGATTCCTACACTGGAAGGTATCGGGACATGTATCTCTGCGATAATGAGATGCAACTGATGACTGCGATGGAGGACTTTGACTACACTTGTTGGTTGGATCCTGATAGGGTTCCTGCTTATATTCACGATGACAAAGAAGACACGGATGGTCTATAACAGCACTGGTCGGTGATGAATCCCCCTTATGTCTAAAACAAGTATCCTGAGATACATTGGCAACTTTCTCCTCTTACTTGGTTATCAAATCATGTTATGGGGAGATTTTAAATACGGTTTGATTATAAAGTTTATTGGAGGTCTACTCGGTATTCCTTTTGCTATCAAACTTAAACTTTGGGATGTGCTATTTCTGATAGCATTCTTTGGTATTACCGAAATATCAAAGTTAACCCATCTTTTCTTGAGTCCTGGAATGACTTAAAACTTATACTGGTGGAGTCAATATGACCCTGTTATGAGTTTACGGCATCTCTCAAATGACGTTGGTGCGGATGGGACTCTCTCCCGCCTGGTTTCCAATTTCCAGTCAAAGAATTGGTGGCGTGCATGAAAGACCTTACGGGAGAGTTGCATAAACTCTCCTTTTTTGGTATAATACATAGTATAGAGTTTATGATTTTATGAGTCAGTATATGAAGAAAGCACTTGTACTTGGTGCTGGTGGTTTCATTGGAAGTCATATGGTTCGCAGATTGCGTTCAGAAGGATACTGGGTTCGTGGTGTAGACCTTAAGTATCCAGAATATTCACAGCACGAAGCGAATGAGTTTGTTCTCGGAGATCTGCGTGATGTAGATTTCGTTCGGCGTGTGCTTGAATACAAAGGTGATAGAGGAAACTTCTATCAATCAGTTCCTTATCGTTATATTCAATCCTTTGATGAGATCTATCAGTTTGCTGCTGATATGGGCGGTGCTGGTTTTGTATTCACTGGAGAAAATGATGCCGATATCATGCATAACTCCGCAACCATTAATCTGAATGTTCTTGAAATGCAACATCAGATGAATGAGCGTCTTGGTAAGAAAGATACCAAGATCTTCTATTCTGGATCGGCATGTATGTATCCAGAGCATAATCAACTAGATCCTGATAATCCTGATTGTCGTGAAGAGTCCGCTTATCCTGCTAACCCAGATTCTGAATATGGATGGGAAAAACTCTTCAGCGAACGACTGTATTTTGCCTATCATCGCAATTATGGTATTCCAGTTCGCGTTGCTCGTTACCACAATATTTTCGGTCCCGAAGGAACCTGGGACGGTGGAAGGGAAAAGGCACCCGCAGCAATCTGTCGCAAAGTAGCATATCTTCCTGAAGAAGGTGGCACAATTGATGTGTGGGGTGACGGCAAACAAACTCGTTCTTTCCTTTACATTGATGAGTGTATTGAGGCAACTCGCCGTCTGATGGATTCTAACTTCATTGGACCTGTCAATATTGGTTCGGAAGAAATGGTGACTATCAATCAACTCGTAGATACTGCTGCTAAAGTTGCTGGTAAGAATGTAGAGAAGAATCATATTGATGGTCCTCTGGGAGTTCGTGGACGCAACTCCAATAACGATGTGATCCGTAGGGAACTTGGTTGGGACTATTCACAGACTCTGGAAGAAGGTATCCGTAAGACTTATCATTGGATTAGTGAGCAAATCAATGCGAAGAAAGTTTAATCTTGTCGGAGATACTTTTACTCATCTTACGAATGGAAATAAAGGATATTCTGTTCACGGTAAAGAGTCAAAGTATATTGAATGGGTGAAGACTGGAGGAGAGTGTTCGTTTTATATTGACAGCACTCTTCCTTATGCCTGGATGGATGATGCCCCAGAGGTCCCCAAGTATGCGTGGCTTTTGGAATCAAAATACATCACGCCACAAATCGTAGATCAAGTCAAGATGTTTCCTGAAAAATATCTGGAAACGTTTGATGCCATATTCACACATAACCAAGAACTTTTGAAAATTGATTCAAAGTTCAAGTGGTGTCCTGCTCAAGGATTTTGGATCAAAGAACCTAAAATCTATGAGAAATCAAAAATGATTTCTATGATTGCCTCTAATAAAAGAATGTGTGAGGGGCACAGGTTGCGTCTTCAGTGGGTTGAGAGAATTGGAGATCAGGTTGATCTTTATGGTCGCGGATTCAATGAGATTGCTCTAAAAGAAGAAGGACTCTGTGATTATATGTTCTCGGTTGCGATTGAGAATGGACAATATGAAACTTACTTCACAGAAAAACTTTTAGATTGTTTCGCAACTGGAACCATTCCAGTTTATCTTGGTGCTCCAGACATTGGGAATTACTTTAATAAAGATGGTATAATTGATCTTACAGACGAATTTGATATCTCTGAAGAAATTTATTATTCCAAAATGGATGCCATCCAAGAGAATCTTGAAAAAGCAAAAGAGATGGAAATCCTAGAAGACTTTATTTACCTTAACTACTTTAATTAAAATGGGACAAATTTATCAAGCGATTAAACCAAAAGAAGTCATTGAGACTTTTGGTATTAAAAATTTCGTAGAGACTGGAACTGGTATTGCCGATAGTCTTTCACATATTCTCAATGTTCGTCCAGACGATCTGAATGTTTACACGATTGAATTGATGGACGAACTTCATAATCAGTTGGTTGAAAGATTTGAAGGCACTCCAAATCTTCATCTCATCAAAGGATATAGCAACGTTGAGATGAAGACCGTCGTAGAACAACTTTCATCGGAACCAACTTTGTTCTGGCACGATGCTCACTTTCCTGGTGCTGACTTTAATATCAATGGTGCTTCTTATACAAGTGAACCAGATCCTGTAAAGAGAATTCCATTGGAATCTGAATTGAGAGTCATCAAAGAAAGCGGTAGAGATATTTCAAAGGATGTGTTTGTTCTGGATGATTTGAGAGTTTATAAGGATGGTCCCTATGAAGGTGGCAACTGGAACTTGAGAAATGTTGCTGGTGCTGATAACATTGATTTTGTTTATGAGTTGTTTGATGAAACTCATGTTATAATAGAATCATATGTCGCTCAAGGATTCTTGATTCTGTTTCCTATTGATGCTGACCTTGAAGTTTGTAAAGATCTGATTGAAGGGGTTGTAAGTTAATGAAGTTTTTAATTACTGGAATCACTGGGTTTGCTGGTCCCCACTTGGCAAATCTGCTTCATAGTGAAGGTCATGAAGTTTATGGTCTAATTCGTCGTACCAATGGAATGGAAACTGACATTCACGATGTAGTTCCCGATGAGGTTTATAATTCCATCACTTTCCTGTATTCGGATCTTTGTAACTATCGTTCATTGAGAGGTATCTTTGAGAAGTATCAGTTTGATGGTGTCTTCCATCTAGCAGCACAGTCTCATCCCCCTTTCAGTTTTGTTGATCCGATTGGAACAATGGAAACGAATGTAATGGGTAGTGCCAACCTGATTCAAGTCATTGCGGATCATCAATCGGATTGTAAGTTGATGTTCTGCTCTACTTCCGAAGTCTACGGTAATGTTGGGCAAGATGGTCGTAAGATTCATTGGGAAGATACGATTCTTCCTGCCAATCCTTATGGAGCATCAAAGGCAGCAACTGATGTCTACCTTCAGGAGCGTATGCAGAATGGATTTATCAAAGGATTCATTACTCGTGCTTTCTCTCATACTGGACCTCGTAGAGGTAAGATCTTCTCAATTTCATCTGATGCTTATCAGATTGCCAGAATGATGAAGGGTCTTCAGGATCCTGTGCTTCTTGTTGGTAACTTAAGCACGACTCGTGTTGTGATGGACGTTCGTGATACTGTGAGAGCTTACTATCTGGCAATGATCAATCCAGAAGTGACCAATCACATTTTTAATATTTGTGGTGATACTCCTCGTAAGATGCAGTTCTTCACTGATAAGTTGATTGAACTTTCTGGACTGGATCATGTGGAGCAAAAGATTCACGAACCTTTCTGGCGTCCTCACGAAATCTATTATCAGCACGGTGATTCTACCAATCTTGTAGAACTGACTGGATTTAAAGAAGAGTATGATATTGATACTACACTGAATGATCTTCTTAAGTATTGGTACGATAAGATTAACTAATGAATATTGTTATTGATCAACCAGGAGGTCTTGGAGATATCTTCTTCATTCAAAAGATCGCAACAGTTTTATCTCAAGAGCATACTGTTTATCATCCAGTCACTCCTTCTTGTTGGTCCGCTGGTGTAGATCAAATGATTACTGATTCTCATATCGGTGCTCAAGGACAACTCCAACTCCCTTCTGGTGAGGTTGGAGTTCTTGATCTTTCCAATGTTCCCAAACCAAGAGGATCTTGGGATGTGATGGGAACCAAGTATGATGCTGTTGGAATTTCATATGATGACTGGCAGGACTACTTTAAATATGAAAGAAACCTTGAACGAGAAGAGAATCTTCGTAAAAGACTTGGATTAGAGAAGGGAGATCCATTCATCTTTATCAATCCATACTATAGTGTTTATAAACCAATGAATGGAGTTTATAAGCAAATACCAGAAGGATATGATGGAAAGATTGTTGAAATGGATCCCAACATTGCTGGAGGAAAAGTATTTGATTGGTGTTGGGTCTTTGAAAATGCTGAAGAGATGCATTCTGTGGATACTTCATTACACTATGTAATTGAAACTTTAGATCTAAAGGCAACCAGACTGACGATTCATCCAAGGCACTATAAGTATTCTGAAAGAGTCTATGATGGTATTCTAAAAAAACCCTGGCAGTGGATTGAATATACGAGAGATGAATGGAGAGAAGCAACTCCAATGGAGGTAGAATGAAAATCGGATTAATTTATCAACCCTGTGGACTTGGAGATATCTTATTTCTTCAAAAGTTGGCACATCATATCAAAGATCAGGGATATGAAGTCTACTGGCCAGTTGTATCAGAGTTTGAATGGTTAAATGATTATATCCCAGACTTCAACTTTATTTCTTGGGATGACAAGGAAGTTAAATTAACTCGCCCACCACTACCTGATCACGTTCAGTTTCCTGGAATTGAGCATTATCTTCCAGAGAAACAAACTGAAATTACTGATGACTTGTTTTATTTTCAAGGATTTGGTAACTATCAACCGATTATGGCAGGTAAGTATGATAGTGTTGGAATGGATTGGAAAGACTGGAGAGATCATATTAAGTTTGTCCGTAATAAAGAGAAAGAAGATAGACTGTTCTATGATGTTCTAGGACTCAAAGATGATGATGTATATGTTCTTGTAAATCGTTACTGGTGTACGAGACCACAAGTTGAAATCTGTGATAGAATATCTGTGAATCCTGCTGACTATGGTGGAGCACAAGTCGTTGAAGCAAAGCATATTGAAGGATACTCTTTGTTTGACTGGTGTAAAGTCATTGAAAAAGCAGCAGCATATAACTTTATTGAAACATCCTGGAACTATCTTTTTGAGACTTCTGAACTCTTTGACAAGGTAAAAGACAAACCAATGTTCCTTCATCACCGTTGGGGTGACTGGTCACAAACAAGATACTTATTTAATCTTCCCTGGCAATATCAATGATCAAAACTATCAACTATCAAGATACTGAATATCCT